ACCTGATTCCTTAACTTCTAAAATCTCTTCAGGATGGATTTGAATTTCTACTAATGATTCTCTGATATAGTTTTCATCTTCCTCGGTTACATTTAGATTTTCGATCATTAATTCAATGTTCATTTTTAAAACTCCTTTACCCTGCTCCTTTTTGAGCTAACAAGTTAGGCATAACTTGGAATATGCCTTTGCACATTACTTGCAATCTCAAAAGGTTGCAAGTCCTCTGTTAACTTAATTAAACTCTAAAATATATGGGTTATTAGAGTCATATTCGTCTGACCATTCGCTAACATCTTCTGGATCAATACCTTCAATTTTGTTAAATGCTAGAATATATTGAGATTGTTCTCCATCTTTTTCTAGATGATAATAACTAAGATTTAATACTCCATCATCGATATATTCAGGGTCTTTGTCGTGATTTACAGTGTAGATTGTGTTATTAATTCTGAATGTATTAGAATCAATTTCCTCGAATTTTACTTTGCTTGTAATGTAATTGTTCATTGTTTTAACCTTCCTTTCTTAATGAATTTTGAAATTCCCTGCTTGAAATTTTGAGTTGTGTTATACAGATTATACCATTTTGGTATTGGAAATGTAAGGTTTAATTGATTGCAAATGCTTTACACTAATATTATATATTATTTTTATATTAGTGTAAAGCATTTGGGCATTATCAAAATAAATTATTTATCTTCTTTTACTCTCCAAACATTCCCTATGACCAAAATATGAATTACATTTAAAATGTGTATAACCTTCACTATATTTTCTTTCTTCAATTTGTAAAAAAACTTCGCTTGCATGTTTTCCGCAAACTTCACAATTGCCATATTTAGTAGAACTTCCACCAGTGGAATTGATAACATATTTATAAGTCATAATAAACCACCTTTTAAAATAGTAAGGGTATTTTTTAGGGATACCCTCGAACCCTTGTAGTATGGTTGTTATAACTTATACAGCCTTTTGCATGGTCTCAGTGTCTTTATTAATGACAATTATATTTGATCTAACTTGTGTCATCTCAAAAGTTCCTGACTCTAATTCTTCTACAATTTCACCATTCAAATTCTCGAACCATTGACGGAATTCTTTTGATGATTTGTCATTGGCAAAAGTCCAATGCGGCGAAGTAATTGCAATGAGTTTTCCACCAACCTTAAGAAGATCATAAGCATGTTTAATGTGATCCTGTTCTGCTGAAAATGGGGGATTCATTATCACACAGTCGTAATAATTGTTATTTTCATACTTCAGGAAGTCACTTCCTACAACATTAAAACCTTTGAGAGTTAACAGTTCTTGGTATGAATACATCTGTTCACAAACATCAACATTGTCAACAAACTTTTGAATTTGGTCTGCAATATTTCCAATTCCGGCTGAAGGTTCAAGAACTCTGCTGTTATTAGATATGTCGGCCAATTCAATCATTTGAAGGGCAATGTCTGAAGGAGTAAAGAAAGTATCTCCTTTTTGATCGAACTTGAATTTTCTTTCCAACTCTTTAATTTTTTGTTGAGTTGGGTCAATTGAGCTTTTAACGGTTCGATAATTGAAGTATTCCCTTAGATATTCCCTTAATTCTTCAACTGATTCTATGCCCATTCTTGATAATCTCCTGCGTTCTTCGATTGCGGTTTCAAAATATTGATTGTACAAAACATCAGTATTTTTGTAAATCTTATCAAGTTCAGCATCATAATCTGAAATATCAATTAGTGGGTCATGGTGAGGATCTTTTTGCTTTAATTTTGCATTGTCAATTAGTTTTTGCAATCGGTTTGCAATGAGTTTAAAACCGTCAGTATTGCGAATATCATTAATAATAGACTGTAATTGACGAAGATAAATTGTACTTGAGGGAATTTCTGCGAACCTAATAATGTCTGTTGTTATTGGAGAATTATGCCATACATTATAATCAATATTTTCAACTGATTTATATTTCCAGTTTGCACGATTAAGAATGCTTTCTAGTGTGTCAACTTGTGTCCTAGAATCAATAAGATTAATAAATGTTAATTCACCATATTCAATAGCATTTGCAATATTTCGCAAAACTCCCTGCATTTGTTCTAATGTGTCTGCTTGCTCTTCTTGACCTATTGCCATTCTTGCTCTTCTTGCAGTATTTGTCAGTATGTTTGCTCTTTTGTTGTCAATTGTGTTTTGCATGTTGTCTGCTACCTTGCGTAGTTTGTCGCTGTTATTGCTAGATGCTTGGATTTCTTCCAACTGTTCTACTTGGTTTTCTTCAGACTGTTCTCCTAATAATTTAGATGTTGGGTCATACTTGAAAATGTGGCCTTTTTTGAATCTTGAATAATAACCGCTAATTAATTTCATTTGTGAATCATGAATTCTCCATTCATCTTTACTAAGAGTATTTATGAGTTTTACAACCCATAGAGGAGAATTGTCGCGTGTGTCAACGTCTGCTGTTATAGCGTACATGTCATTTGATCCGACAACTGTTGCAAGTGCTTTTTCTTTTCGCTCCTGCTGTTCTTTTTCTCTCTTTACTTTCTGAGAGATTGAATAAATATGATCAAAACGCTGTTGTTCTTCAATGGTCAAGTTTTTGTCATTGCGATAATATTTGACATTATGGAAATCCTCTAGGGTTTGGGGATTTGTAATCCCTTCAATTAATTCCTTTCTTTGTACTGTTCTTTCTTCTTTCTCTGCTTTGTTTTTGGTATATTGGGTTTGTATCATTTCGTCAGTAGCAGAATCAAGAATTGTCTTGATAGCTCTTTGTCTTGCTCCTTTGATATCAGTAAAATCCATCTGGTAAGATAAAGTGTCTTTAACATGATATACAAGAGCCTCTACCATGTTGTTATAGCAATCCTCAGTCAATTCCGCTTTAGTATTTGCACGTTTCCGTTTGTGTTGTTCTGAATTGTTCAGCATGTCAAGAATTACAACTTTTACAGAATCAACATTTTCAATTAAATAAGTATAATAGGATCTTAGTTCCTCTGCTGTTCCTTCTCCTGTTTTGAATTTGCTTTGCATTGTGTCAAGATAGGTTTTTGTTTCCGTTACTTGAACATCTTGAACTTTATTTTCTGCTTTAACTCCTGGTGCGTTGGTTGTTTCATAGTTTTTATTTAAGTCAATATGTAGAGCATACCATAGGTTAGAATGGAATTGCAAATGAATTAAAACTAAACCTTTTTCTACCTTGTAGAGCCGAACGTCCAATAATTCATACTCTTTATTGAACCATTCAACAGGATTTTCGATCAAAGTCCCTTTGTGGACTTCTCTGCCATCGTAAGAATAGGCAAGTTCAATTTTATCAAATTCTCCGGCATTTACGATGTTTTTAATAGTAGTTTTGGAAAGTCTTTGTGAGCCTTTAGTAATGTTGGTTTTTAAAGTTTGAAGAGATTTGGACATTATATATTCCTCCTAATAATTTAGCATCTTAACAGGACTTGTGACCTGTCTTGTGCATTAATAGAGCGTTTTGTTATACGCTCTACCACTCTGCAAGATTAATTAATATATTCTTCGCATATAGGACATATCTTTTCACTTTCAAAATTTTCTAGTCCTTCCTCGTATTCTGTGACTTCTGGTGTTATAGATTTTCCACAGTTTGAGCAGTACACTTTATTTAATTCTAATTGCATATAAGCGTCTTTCCAAGAATCAAAATATTTGTAATCTAGAAAATCTGTAACATGATATTCGTTTGGGTTCCCTCGAATAATTCCAACGATACGCTTTTTAGTTTTCATGTCACAACCTTGAAGAATATATTTTGGATTGCTTTTTAATAAATCGGAATATTTATTTTCTTCTTTAATGCGCTCTTTTAGTTCATTAGTCATGTTGATAACCTCTTTCTTAGTTTAGCATAGGCCACGACTTGAAACGTGTGCCAGTGCATTAATAAAGGGCAATTGTTATAGATATATTACCCTTTACACTCTGCAAAATGCCTTAAAAGTTTGGTTTTAATCTATTTGCTTGAAAATCTAGGCAAAAAACAATTTTCAAATTGCTTCGTTTGTCTGTTTAGATTATTTTGGATACCGCTAATATCATGAGCAAAATTAAAATTATCTGCATCCAAAAATTCTTCAAGTCTCAAATTGAATTCACGGTTCGCACATTCTAAATCCATAATTAAAGAAAATCTGTCAAACATGAGTAAATTCATACTTTCTGCTCTTTTTGCAATCTCCGCAATTAATTTAAAGTTTTCTTTCTTTGTCATAATATGCACGCTCCTTAAATTTTGATAGTCTCGAATCAAGACGAAGTCCTGTTATTGTTATGTCACTTCGCCCTATTTCCATACAATCAAAATTAGAATTTAAAGTTATTAACTCCAAACGATTTCAATATCATTTCGTCCGTAATCTAATTTATAAACCCTATTCCATTTTTCAAAGAAAAATATAATACTACTATGAACATCTTTTTCGTTTAAAGGGTTAGAAGTATTAATTGCAATACCTTCTTCTACTTCGGCTAATGCGATAGCTCTTTGACCTACATAGTTAATCATTTGCGAAAAATCTTCTTTGATCATATTCACGTTATTAATTACAAAATCTTTCATTCTATACACTTCCTTTCTTAATTTCGAAACTAGGCAAATAACATTGTTATTGTTATGTTACCTGCCCACTGTCGAGATAAAGAATGGTTAGTCAAAATTTAAACTGTGATTTCCTTTCCCTTTTTCATACCTATACCAATTAAGCATTGTTATAAAATCACCTGCAGAAATAGATTCTGTATTCGTTTCTTGATTGCCTTTGCTGTCATACTTTGTTATTAATACACTTCCATCATGTTTAAATTGTATTAGTTCAACAGTGCTTCCATTGTTTATATCAAAACTTAATTTTTCCATTATAAAATCACTCTCCTTTGATTTGTTATAGCAAGCGTGAAGGGTAATAAATCGAATCGCCATAAGTAATCGACTGCATTTCTTCAGCATCGTCATATTCTGAATGCTCATCATTACAATACTCACAAATATATAATACTTTCTTTTTGTGTATCAATGTTTCATATTTAGTAACAAATTGAACGTCGAAAGACTCATTGCAAAAATCACAATATTTCACTTGTGAACCTCCTTCAAGTATTCTAGGTCAATTGTTATAGATATTCTCCACAATTGCCTTTTAAGTTCATACATTTGTTATAAATATTATAACCTATTTTGTATGAACTTAAAAGAGAATTAAGGCTAATTCTCTAAATTTTATTTTAAGATTTGGGTAATAGATTTTATTAACTGAAAAATCCCTCTTGATACATGTTAGAATATATACCTCTTTCCCACTGTTTAAACTCTGCTATCATACCATCATTAAGAATTTTTAACCAGTTATCAGGAAATTGAGCTTGCAACCTGTTAAGAAACATATTACTAACTGAATAATGAACTCGTTTGTCTTCATGTTCAACCTGGAAACCTATCAAGGAAGAATTGTGGCTCATAAAGGAATTGTTTAAGGCCACAAAATTTGAACTTGGCATGATTTGACGTTGCTCCCATTTTAACACGTTGTAGCGTTCGTAGTGGGTTAAGAATTGCAATTGTTTGACCTCCTTTGAATATAATAACTTTACCTCGAATGCTAGACAATAGCAAATTAATATTGTTATTGTCTAGACTCCAGATACAATTATTTATGGATTAAGCAACATTGTTTACAATGTTTAGGATTGCTTGAGTTTCTTCTTGGAATTCTTGATCCTGTTCTTGTTTATCATTGATAGTTTGTTCTGACTGTTCTTCTTTATTTTCTGTTTCATCGCTGAACTCTTCTGCGCTCACTGTTATAGTGGATTCAAGGTTTTCAGTTTGAATCTCTTCCGCTTTTACTTCAACAACCTTTTCCACAATTTTAAACTCGCTAATTAAGGCATCGTTCAGCATATCAATTCTAGCCTTAACTTTATCAGAATCAGAACTTCCTGATTCCGTTTTGCTCTTATATTTAGCAGAAACATTCTCAAAGAATTTAGAGATAAACTTAGCGAAGTCTTTTGTATTTACATCGTTCTGAAGGGCTTTTAAGGCAGTATTATAGATGATAGGAACATTTACCTTCTTGAGATAGTCTATGGTCTTGAGATACTTTTTAAGCTCTTTAGGTTCGAGTTTGGTTATAACTTCAGATTCTTCAAGGGATTGAAGTTCAGCAGGTAATGAGAATTTTTTGATAAGTGCTACAACTTCATTTAGGTATTCTGTGACCTGTTCAACTTGCTCTATGATGTCATCAGTGACCATTATAGAATCCTCTGAAAAGGCTTGTAATGACTTGCCGGATAAGTCATAATTTCTAGACATAACCATTAAAGTTTGTTGCATTGCTTCAAATTTTACTTCGCGATTAGAAGAAATAGCAACATGTTTTGTCCATAGGTCTGTTGCCAATTGCTTATAAATGAACTCTCTGACAGTACCACCAATACGAACTTTATTTACTTCTGCATTGCTTAATTTTTTACCTCCTTGGAGTTTGATAAATTGAAGCTCTCGTTCATGTTGTGTCATATCCTTAAAATAGACCATTTGAATTTTGCAATTCTTGAAAACTTGTTTCGCTCTGTCCGGTAATTCGCTCCACTTTTTCCCTGCGACTATGTAAGTTTCGATTGTATCGTCTTCATTTTCGATTACAACAGGCCGAATGTTATGACCTAATTTTATTTCATCGTTTAGGAATTTTTCTAAAGTAGTGGAACGTTGCTTTCCATCCAAAAGGTCGATAACCTTTTTCTAGTTTGCCTTTTACCTCAATTTCAACCTCAGTTTCCGCACCAATCAAGGGAGGAATATAAGTAGTTGACACTTGAAAAACACTGTCAATAAGTTCAGTTTGTTCTTTTTGCCCCCAAACATATGAACGCTGCATTTCAGCATCTCTGTTAATTTGACCTGATTTGAGTTGAGATACTAGACCAACAATTCCTAAAGTTTTTACATTCATTTCTTTAGCCATTTCTTACCACTCCTTATAAGTTTGACTCGACGCAAGATAGCGAATCTGTTATAGTCTCCGCTATCTTATGACCAACAAACTTTTAGGAATTAACTTTAACCAATAACCTTTAAAAATTCTGGTTTAATGTTCCAAGTGTTATATTTGTCTCTGACTATAGTATTTCCGCAAATATCGAAATCAAATTGAATTGTGATATGTCCATCATATCCAACAAAATCGTTCCATACAATACCCTGCATTCCCTTTTTGATATATGGATTATCTAAGCAATTCTTAATTAATTCCACTCGTTCTCCATCATTCATTTTTCAACACTTCCTTTCAAGTTTACACGTCAACACGCTATGCATTGTTATTATCACAGCGCATTAATTCAAAAACTCTAAAAGTACTATAGAATAATTCCAATTTGACAAACTTGATAAGTTACACGTAGATTCTCATGTAAATTTAATGCTTCAATCCACATAGTTGGATCGATACCTTTTTCTTGACATTTTTTGATGTTTCCTCTGTATATATTTGATTCATCCTGATTTAAACATGATTCCATTTGAGATTCTGCAAACTCCTTAGTTCCGATTGTGGCCTGTTGAATCTCCATTTTACCAGTGTTAAAAACTTTGACAATTGCGTACATACTCATAATTTTTAACCTCTTTCATTCTTTAAATTTTAAACAAGGTCTAAACTCATTGTTATAAGTTCACACCTTGCGGAAAATTCAATCCCTTCAGCCCTAAGTATAGACAATTTAACATTAAATTACAACAACCTGCATTTTAATAATGTTATGCAAGTTTAAATGAATTGTTATGATTAAATTGTAATAATGAATAAACTGAAGGGATTTATAGAATGTTTTTATCTTTTCCTCTATCCTTTATAAAATCTAACATATTTTGTATTCCGTGTATCTTTATTTTCTTTTGGCTGTCTTAGATCATCATTCGACTAAGGGACGCTGTTAAGAAAATTTTGATATAGAGGGAATATCCCATATGCTAGAATTTATGAAGGATAGAGAATTAGATAATATAAAAGAGAGGTTTTAAGCCTTTCCCTATTACTTCCTTGGCTACCTTAGAGCCAGTATTTCCATATTGTTTAATTGCCATCAGACGCAAGCGAACTTATAGACATATAAACAACTTTTGTATAACTTCAGGAAAGTTTTATTCAGTTTTCAAAGAGCTTTTAGGCTGTTTTACCAGTCACCTCGATTTTTTGAGGGCAAATCGGAAAACCTTTATTTTTGTATTCAATGACCACTAACTACTTCCTAGTGGTTTATGTATCTCTTCCATGGCCTTATTTTAATACATGTTGAATAAGATTGCAATACCCTTTTGAGGTATTTTAAAAATAAATTTTATATTTAATTTATAGGTGAATTATATAGGTTTTCAGTCACAATTAACCCTATTTTGATTCTGAGACGTTTAAATCGATGCTAGGTAAGATTATAAAGGGCAATGCAATCTGAAGGAAAGAAGGGCCGTTTATGTGCGTGTGTTTTTGGTTTGTGAAGGATTAAAAATGGAAAATGAGTTGATCCGGCTAAATGATTAACATGATTTTATTTTAGACAAAGAAAAAGACTAGAATTTTCAGCTAGTCTTAATTGTATTTTTTACTTGTTTCGATTGCTGCGTTTATTACTAATTCTTTTTGATACTCTGTAAGTTCTATTCCTTTCAATCCTCTGGCGTTTGGAATAGCAAAATTAATTTTGGGTTCGTTACCTTTAATAAATTCTACCATGCAGTAAATGTAATAGTTATGCTCCCATTTTTCTATGTAGTTGTTAGTGTCCTCTATTAGTACAGTGATCCATAGTTTATTCTTTTTCTTGTCGTGGTAGCTAGATGATTCAATTTGCCAATTCTCCATTTGCTCAACCTCCTAAATAATATGTAATTACTTAGTATTATAAGGATTGACCGCTACAATGTCAATATAATATTATTTTAACATTCATGGGCCTCATATCTGTATTTTGATTCTAGCAGGTTTAAAACGTGTTAGAGGGGAATTATATAAGGATATAGATTATAAGGGCTTAGAGATGGTATTCTGCACGTTATGTTTGGGGTTAGTGAGAGTTGGAAGGAGGATTTTATATTTAGACATAAGAAAAGACTAGGTTTGTGGCCTAATCTCTAATCATTAATCATTAATTCCAAATCATTAATCATTAATTCCAAATCATTATCTCCTGTATATAATTCTAATCTACTATTCTTTTTAATATATTTTGAAGCATTAGAACATCCTCCAATTATACCAGTATTATCCATATACATAAACCATGTAAAAGCTGCTCCGGCTTTTAACCATTTCCCCGCATAAGTTCTAAATATTATAAGGAAAACATCTATATTTAATTCTGTTTTAATTTTAATAGCAAGTTTAATAGAATTATTTGAAATATACCACTTTTTATCTTTATGATTTCTACTTAAATCAGATATATAATTTATAACTTCATCCCAATTGTCAATGTCATAATTATCTAATATATAATCATACAAATTAATGTCAATTATTTTATTAGCAAAATGTTTTAATTTTTCTCTTCTCATTATTAGTCCTTCTTTCTGAAAATTAATTAATATTATATCATAAAAAACAATAGGAGGTAAAAACCTCCTAATATTACTTTTGAAAATATTCTGTAACATCTTCTAGCCATTTTTTGGTGATTTTAGGTAATGTATACTTCAATCCATTACACTTTATGCATTTAGTTCCTATTTGTTGGTTGTATGAGTAATGTCCTGTCCCTCCGCAACGAGTACATTCTTTCATGAATTTAGTTTCTAATTTTACTAGTTTGTTAATTGCAATATTCCACAACTTGTCAGGAGTTTTAAGTTGTTCGGTCTCTAGTCTCTCTAAATAATTGGGATATACTGCTTTTAAGATGTTTTGTACTTTCTCATCTTGTTTATTGAATCGTAATAGCCAAAATTGTTTATATGCTTCTTGACCATTAAATTCAGTTGCTTCACTTATATCAGATGGTATATTTCCGTAATTAATTTTGCCTTTTTCAGTTTCAAAAATATAACCATTTTCGTAAATAGTCAATTTAAACATTTGCTCCAACTCCTTAAATATGTACCATTTCATATATTATAGCACATAATAGGCGCGAATAGTCATGTTGGAAATAATTATTTTTATATTTACTGAGCGTATAAAGGGTTATGTTTTGCTTGTGGTGCGATAATATAGGGTATAGAGTTCTGAGCGATTATAGAGGATTTGTGAGCGTGTAGGAAGGATTTTAGGGAAAAGAAAAAGAACTAATTGCTTAGTTCTTAGTTTGTCCACAAATACCAACTATTTACTCCAACTTTTATCCTGTCTATGTATTCTCCTTTCTGAATTTCTATCGCGTTGAATCTCCATCCATTATCACTGGTGCGCTTAACATTTCCGCTGATTTTATTTTGTTTCATGTATTTTCTAGTGGCTTCGATTAATGTTTTTGCTTGAATTACCGCTTCTTGGTTTGTGTCTCGATCAAAAACTAATACATCTCTCATTTTCATAACCTCCATATAAATTTATTTGATGATTTATTATAGCATACATTTTTATATTTGTGTTAGAATTTTAAAAATTATTTTACATTTATTTTTGATCCGGTAGATTCGTGCAAGGGTTAAAATATAGGTTTTAAGGTACTAGTAGGACAAAAGAAAAACTAGGAATAAGATCCTAGTTTATAGTATAATCCTTTTTAACTTCTTCCGGCACTGGCATACCTTCTTCAATGGCTTTTAATACCTTCCGTTTATGCCCTTTCTCCCAGTATATATATTCCGACTCGTCAACTTCTTTTATTTTACCTCTATACTCTTTTATTATTTCTCTGTTTTTCAAGGTATCCGAAGTCTTAAGAAATATATTCTTTTTAGTTATCTTTTCTAAGTTTTGTCCTCCATCGAATCTAAAATCTACTCTCTTTGCTTCTAAGGGAAATTGCACTAATAATTTACCAACTTTACTGCAATGACTTAAGAATATTTCTTTTGGGATCTCCCAGTCATAGTTGTATTCTTTTGTGATTTCCATGTTTGGTCAACTCCTTAAATTTATTTATAATTCATTTTAGCATATTAATTATATTAGTACAATATGAGGACAAAGAAAAAGAAGCTTTATTCAGCTTCTTTATTTACTCCGTAAAAACTTGCTTTATGTGTATACCAGTCAACTAAAACTCCGTCTTTGTCACTAAATTTTCTTTCTATTCCTAGATATTCTTCAGGATGCGTAGAAGTCGCATAGTCAGTCTTAATATTATCCCAAAAAGTAATTTTTTTACCTTTGTACTTAGTTTTGATTTTTTCTTGTGTGATAGTTTCAGCACGTTCGGCAAATTCCTTTTCAAGTTCTAAAAGTCTTTTTGAGTTGTCAATACCATTTTTCCCGTGTTGCTCTCCGAGTGCTGTAAATTCGTTTGAAATTTCCATGAATGAACGCATATTCAAACAACTCCTTTTATTTATTTAATTACTCCTTATTATATAGAGTTTTAAAATAATTGCAATAGATTATAAATTATTATTTTGTGCTGATTTCATAACTAAAAATTTATGTATTCTCATAATACCAATAGTGATAATTGAATTTTTACATCCCTATAAAATGGGCATTTGGAAGTAAAAGAAAAGAAGGTTTATTTGCCTTCTTTAATTCACACTCCATCTACTTTTATAAACTTCGCGACATAAAAAATATTGATCATAAGTCAAAGGTTTTGGACATGGTTCTAAAGGAATTGATATAGGATACCCCACTATTTCTTTAGAACCAGTCTTAAAATATAGAGAACAATTAGAGCTAGAAAATACATCATGATTACATGCCCGACAATCACTACAATCTTTTCTAATCTTTTTAGATAATTTAGGATAATACAAAATATTCACCTCCCTTATATTAAGAAAAAGAAAGGACTATATTTCAAGTCCTTTACTTTACTAGTACCCTATAGTGTAAACATTGTATGTTGTGGCCTCCTGCGTATATTGTTTCAACTTTTACTGTTGCAATATCTCCTGCAATCGTTCCATTAATTTCTCCGTTTGCTCCTATGTTCAATTTTGCATCCAAGATATTGCCTGTCTTTTTAAGAATTCTAGTAAACAGTGTTTTCTTTTTACTTAATACTTCACGGTCAAGTGCTTGATCTAAATTGATTTTACTATTCCAGATAATAAATTCCCGATTCTCTTTGATAAATTCTTGATTATCTTTCATAGTAATTTGATACCTGTTAAAATATGGAACCATCATCCTTTTTACATTTTCTTGTTTTGCCTGTATAGTTTCCCAATACGCTCTGCTTTCGTCATTGACTTCCATTTTATCAAGTTCTACCATCATGGGTTTTATCTCATCTTTTAAAGGTTTTTCAATTTTCTCCTGCGCTTGATTTAATTCCTTGTGGGCATCTTCGTGCTGCTTTTCTAGGAATTGACTTTTCTTGTAGTATGGGGAGTAAAATGCAAAAGCTCTTTGTTTCCATTGTGCTAAAAATTCTTCGATCACTGGAACCATTGGAAGGGATTTTTCAGTTTTGATTGCTTTAGCCATATGTATTCCTCCTTAAAGGTTGTTTGATTTAGGTTTTAGATAAGTGATATCTCATAGAGGAGATTAAGGGAAAACGTTCTACTGCCTACGCTCTAGGAACTACAGTCGAAGAGGTTAACCTTGCGTCCATTTCGGTACATACCACTTATCTAATTACTATTATAGTCTTATTTGAATGAATGTCAAGTAAATATTTTATATTTAGATTTACTCTTTTATGGTCTATAGAAACGATATTTTTAATTGAATTTATGAAATATGTTCGCCTTGGTGGTGTACTAACTATAGACACAAATGTACACGAGTGAAGGATAAATAATAAATTAGATTTAGCGTTCTTCTCATTTTACCATAATTTTTATATGTTTGTAAAATAGATTTTGGAAAATTATTTTACACTTTATACAATAGGATAAAACAAGAGTTTTAATTACCGGAATTGATAACTGGTATAATGTGTTAACACAAAAAGAAAAGAGACTGTTTTCAGCCTCTTAGTGATAATCGTAATAATCATCAAATAATTCGTCTTGTCTATATGGTTTATCTTTCCCAAATATTCTTTCTAGTTTTTGCTCCACGGTTAATGGAAAGAAAATAGATATAAATATTTCCTTTAAAATTTTAAAAATTATTTTAATATCATGTAAAAATTGTTTTGACATTTGTTTTAATCCCTCCTTTAAAATCTTTCATCAATTCCATAATATTTAGGACTCAATTCCTCATATACAGAATCTAAAAAGTCTTCACTGTTAAAATATCTATTTTTACTTTCTTTATCCTCCATCGTATTAAAACTATTGATAATATAATTCCTGCACTCTTCACAGAACCTATGATCCGTATAATGAGAATGATGTATAATATTTTCTTGACAATTGCAACAAATATAATCAGTAGTTTCCTTAGTGTTTTTTAACTCCCAAGTTTTTTGATTCATGTTGTGATCACTCCTTAATATTTAATTTAGAAAAATAAAGAACCTAAAAAGGTTCTTAAACATCCATTATAGGGAAATGTCCTATGCCTTCAAACAATGTCATTGCTGCATGAGCTTCAGCTAGTGGAAAAGGTTTGCTCCACATTAATGGCCATTTTAAATTTCCTAAATCAGATACAGATACTTGAGCGTAGGATTTTTCGTTGTTTATTTCTCCATTTTCGTCCAGTGTGATATATGGAGTTAATTTCATTCTGTAAGATCCGTAAGCGTGTGTAATTTCAGTCATTCGTAAGCACTCCTTTTATTAAATTATTTATGTAATTACTAATTATAATACTAAAATAATAAGGCTATGTCAACCATATATTTTATATTTGTGTTTGTGGCCTTTATTGTACTTTAGTGGTGTATTTTGTATTAGTTTGATTATCTGAGGGCTTATATGACATCGTGGAAGGTCTGGAAGGATTATAAGGGATAAGATAAGGAGAATAGACAAAACAGAGACAAAAGAAAAGAGAATCAAATTAATGATTCCCTAATACCATTTCCAAATATGCTTTCTCATAAAACAAAGGATAAGTATTCTCTTTTTCTGATTCCCTGCGCTGAATCTCTGTGTTACAATCTTTCAGCCATTTTTCCAGTGTGTCAATTTCTTGAAGTTTTACACAAAGATCAATAGTTTTGATTATTTGCTCGTGTACGTGGTATTTGATTTTATCAATTGTAAACATTTTATTCCTCCAATAATTTATTTATGTAACTAAGTAAGATTATAAAGGATAAATAACACAATGTCAAACTGTTTTATTTTAGGTTTTAAGGGCCCGTGGATAGGGATTGTAAGAGATTAGATATAGATGGAGGGAAATTGTATTAAGCAAAGAAAAAAGAAGCTGTAAAGCTCCTTAAGATCCCCATTGTGTATATTCTGTTAGTTCGCTCATTTCGAATTTTTCTCCCATGCAAACACCGATAATATCAAAGGTATTATTATAGATAAATACCATTGAATGTGCTTCATTAGTTTTTAACATGACTCCTTTTTTAATGTTCTGATTCAAGATGCAAAGATATTCGTCTTTAATCTTCATTAATCCTTTTTCAGTTTTGAATACTTTGTAAAGAATTTTCTGCTCATCTTTCCATTTTCCTTTTTTGTGGAATTGTATTCCAGTATCCACTAGCATTTGTGTATGTTCTAGTTTGTTAGCTGTGATTCTCTCAAATTTATTTTTAAGATCCATATCCAGATTATATGGAGTAAATTTTAAATCAGCAGAGACATAATTAGTTGATTGTAAATAAGCAAATAGTTTTGGTTGGTCAATTTGCTTTAAAATAATGGTAAGTTGTTGCTTATAGTTGAAAATGACATTATTTAATCCTTCAGCATAAAAACAAGGGTTCAAGTTGTTGGCTTTTATCATGCGCTTGAGTTCGGTTAATTTGATCATATGTATTTTACCTTCTTTCTAATATTTTAGATTTGAATTGATTACAGTAAAAACCTATGCCATAAATATAGCATAGGTTGAATAGTTTTGCAATGGTATAATTTTATTTTAGTATTTAGTCTTCTAGCAATCCTAAATCAATAATTTTATCATCTTTTATGTTTTCCGGTGTATTATTGCTATCCACTGAGCAAGAAAACCATTTGTCTTTTACATTGTCAGCAGTTAGGACTATAAAGGTATTTCCATTCTCATTTTGTAGAGTTGTATGATAGCAGGAATCTGAAGGATTATAGGTGCTTTGTGTGGCTAGTGCTATCATTGTGTAGGATGTATCGGAGTTGGGTTGAATTGTGGGTGAAGCGGAAGTTGTGAGGATGGAAGATGTTAGGAGGGAAATGGAAAGGGTTAGGATAGATAATAATTTTTTCATTAGTGTGTACCTTCTTTCTTTTTATGTATTTTGATATTGATTAGTATTATATAGATAGGATTATGTTTTGTAAAGTATTTTATTTTTATCTTTAGGATATAAAAAGAGAAAATTGATTAAGAAAATATAACCAGAATTTCCGCACACTTGCCGGAAATTATGTTGCGTTCCCCTTTGTCTATATTTAAGGGATTATTAGAATGGAGTTGATAAAGAGTTGATAAATGCTATTTTGAGTTTACTCAAAATTGAAAAGGCGCTGCAAGCTATTGTTTTTAGAGATTTTATAAAGAATCGACCATAATTGAAGTCCCCATAATAACTATAATATAAAGGCCATGTCAATTATGAGCGATTTTATTTATTACTCTAATTCATCTAACAATTTTTCTAATAATTCATCCATGTTTATATTAACAATAGCATCTAATTTAGTTTTCTTGACTGAATCTTTAATATTTGTGGCATTTATAAATATCAAACTATTTCCTAATTCTATATTATCATCTATATAGTTTTTCTCAGCCCTTCTTTTAGTTCTTTTACCTTCTTTATCATCTTTAAGTTTTCCGATGATTTTAGACTTTTCTTCTAATGCTTTTTCATGTCTATTTTCTGCATTTGTGATAGTTCTATCCATTACATCAGTATTAATAAGATATTTACTGCTAATTTTTTCATCTTCTACCAGTTCACATTTACCATAAATATCATCTATGGCCTCTTTGATATGTTTCTCGTTAAATAATATTTTATAACTTTTATAGTAAAAAGCAATATTCAATTTTTTCAATACTATATCATCAACTTTATTTTTAAAGGTTTCCCACATTCCAAACTTAATAACCTTCTGTTTACTATCACATCCTAATTCTTTCATTATTTCTTTTTCAGTTTCTAAGATAAATGTCTTTTCCTTATCAGTACCTTCTCTATAGTTCAATTGTATTTCATCATCGGCACGATATTTATAATCAATTTGTTCCTCGTCATATTTATCCATATATTTTCTTTTTACTATTTCAGTTCCATCCTTTGTCACTTCTGCCATTACTATTGCTTCAGCCACGGTTAACTCCCTTGACCATAATATTAATGATTGGTTTTCTAGACTTTTAAGTGCTTGGTTTAAATTTCTTTCTAACATATCATCGTTTAGATCATACCATTCTTCTACAGTCTCTTTGCTAATATTCATAAATTTAGACAATTTTAATATTCTGCGCTTGCAGAAAACGTAATTATCATTAATCATATGAAATTCTTTGAATAATTGATTTTTAGATAAGAATACTCTCCCAAAACCTTGTTTTTTACTTCCTCCTTGCACTAATAAATCTAATATTAAGTTTTCTATGTATTTTGTGTATTCCGTGACGTTGTTTGCTCCTCCTTTATTAAATATTCTATTATCAATTTTAGGTAATGCTTCAAGGTATATTTCATCAATGATAAACTTATTCCCTTCTTTGTGATATTTAAAGTATCTATCCATTTCCTTATATTGCGCTTGTTTACTGTTTGTGCTGGCCTTAACTGGTATCCCTAATATAGCACAGAGTTCTTTATAGTTTTTAATAATTAAACCAACGTATAAATTAAATATATTCATTATTTTTCTCCTTCTAGATTAATTACTTTTCTTTGTTTTGGATGTCTAATTATTACTTTCCCAGTGCTTCTTTCAATAATACGCATGTATTCTTCCATAATCATTTCTAGTATGATATTTCTAGTATGATTGCATCGTTACCCTCATATAATTGTATCCATTCATGATATATTATGTCTGGATCTGATTCTAAAGAATATTCATTGCAGTATTCCAAGATGTATTTTAGGTTTAATACTTGCGGCTCTTGCTCTTCTTCCAGTTCATTAGGACCATAAGAATTGTAGAGCATATCTAGTATAGTTGATTCAAAGTCATTATATTTCATTTTTATATTAACTCTTTCATTATTTTATTTTTTTCTGATACAGTGATTAAATGATGCAATGATTAAAGACAGATAATTGATTAGATTATTATGTATAGCCGAATCTATAGATGCAAATAACAAAATTAATAATAATTAGTATGGTTCGCTCAACTCCTTTTTATAAATTTATTTTGTATAATTGGGTAAAATTAATTATAACATGATGGGATATAATATGTCAATATTTATTTTATGGTTTATTTTGTTGTGATCGGGAATATGTATTTTAGATTATAGCGGAATATAATCTGATATGCACTAGGATTGATTGTGAGATGGTTTTGGTGGATGGATGAGGGAATGTTAGGGAATAGAAAAGAGACTCGTTAGAGCCTCAATTTGGATTTTATTTTGTGATTTATGTTTAACGTGCTGCTTCAGCAATTGCCGGAATGTTTTCTAGTTTAATTTGTTCAGCCAGTTCTATTAGTCTCTTCATGCTAAATCTGTTAGATTCTTCTAGTTCTGTTTCCTTTAGACTGTTTGCAATGCTCCAGGAGTTAGAAGGATCTATTTTGTGTGAGTAGGTTTCTGTTGAATAATATCCAGTGCCATTGTAACGTTTAAAGTATTTGATATTGGTGTAGAATCGCTCAGTTGTGGTTTCATGGGTGCATTGGATTAAGTTTGGGTATTCGTGGTCGTATGATGGATTATACATGTAGTTTGCTAGGTCGATGCGGAAACCGTTTGTGGTTTTGATTTGAGATAATTTTTTGAGATTTGTAGGTTTAAGATTTTTTGCCATGAGGTTGCACTTCCTTTTTTTATTTATGTATTTTTAGTATTTGGTATGTAATTGAATTACTGATAAGGTGGATTAATTAAGAGTATATAAATTCATTTTGCAGTTGTCAATATATTTTATATTAGTGTTTACAAGACGATTGGATAGGGTAGTATTGATATAAGGATAATAGATTGATGTCAGAGGCTCCAGAATGACTTATAATACGTTTTATATAGCATAGTGGTACAATTATAGACAAAAAGAAAAAGGACTCTGCTAGAAGTCCTTAGTCAGTTAATAATAATATATTATGATCTGCACGTATAGCTAATATTTTAGTAAAATAATAACCAGATTTTCCAGATAGCAGCCATTCTTCTACTATTGCTTCAGCTTTACCCATTGTATCACGATCTACATAAAAAGGTATAGTTTCTTCTTTATTATCATTAAATCGTAATTTAGCATTGACAATATAGATATCTTTTTCTTGCATTATTGTTTTAACCTTCTTTCTTAATTAATTTTTCAAAATCAGTATATGCCTTTTCATATTCTTTAGATAAGCCGTAGATAATAATATCGTCGTTTTGCATTTCTATTAAAATATTTCTGATATATTCGAATACTGTTTCTTTTAGTATTACCCTGTGTATATAATTATGGTCTTTTTTAAGATTTAATTCTACAGTTTTATAAATTGCCTGCATTTCAAATTCTAACGTTTGTTTACTCATACTTATATTAATTCTCCTTTCTTTAAATTTAGATAATTTTCTTAATATTATCAAATGTTATGGTATATGTCAAATAATTATAATTATTTTAATATTGCAATGATCAGATTTGTTATAAGTAAATTGTTATGCTGTTATAATGATTTTGTTATGACAAAAATAGACAAAAGGTTAGGTAAGACTTTTTATATCTTACCTAACTTCTTCCATTCTTTGTATAGGTCTTTTAGTTCCTCATATTCTTCTTTGTCAAATATTGCTATATTGTCTGAGTAACTAAATTTTCCATTTAATTCTTCCTCTTTTGCAGGACATCCTATCCAAGTAATTTTAAATCTTGCATTTTCTTCTAAGTAGTTAAAGCAATTATCCCATAATTTTTCTGCTATTTCTTCGGTTTGTGCTGTTATGGTTAAGTCAAGATATCTTTGTTGCACTTGCTCGGTATTTGTGTCTTCGTTGAGTTCTTTATAAACAGTGTAGGAGATTTTAGATGTAAACTTTTGATTAGGAATTGTTATTGTTTCGTTTTGGGAGCTTTTGGAAACGAATGTTCTTTTGCCTTTTAGATTTCCTTGGAGTAATTCAATTTCGTAACCTGTAGTAGTTTCTTCTAGGATATTTACTTTGCCAGTATAGCCTAAGAGGTTAGCTGTAGCAGTCATATGTAAGCAACTCCTTTTATTTAATTTGTTTGATCTACTATATACATTATAGCATATAATCAATAGGAAAAACCATGTTGAATAATATTTATTTTTATAGTTTGCAATGTATTTCTTATTATTACTTCCTATTATTTAGGTTAAAATTATGTAGGATAATTAAGGTTATAAGATGCTATTATAAGAGGCTAGAAGGGTCTTTTAAGGCATTTAGATATGAGAGTGAATAGATTATAAGACAAAGAAAAGGAAGTCTTTTAAACTTCCTTCAATGGTTTAACAATAATTTTTGATTCTTTAATATTCCTTGCTATTGATTCAGCTTCTTTTTTGGTATTGTATATTCTAATATTATCTGAATCATATTCTTTTAGTATTTTGCCATTTACAATAATTACACACTTCATTTTGTTTTGCTCCTTTCAAGTTTAAAGATAGAAAAAAAGGAAATTTTTAGATTCCCTTTTTAATGAGTTCCTATTTGATACATCAATTCTTCTAAATCTTTTATGGTGGCACTATTAAGATCATTCGTGGTTAGGACTGATACAATGTACATTCCGTCATCATCCTTATATCTTTCTGCAAGTCCTCTTAGTCTTGCTTGCATTCCTTCTATATCGTAATCATATCCATATTTCATTATCAGTGATGGTATTTCGCATATTGTGATTGATTGTTTTCTATTGTAGGTATCGTAGTAGATATTGTCATTTGTTTGATCGTCTGCTTCATTGATGATGATATGTAAGGTATTTAATGCATTCCAACGACTTGAAGGATATAACCCCATTTTACTAGACTCTACATCCATTTTATCTTGGACAATTTGAGCTAACCAACTGGTATCCTCTAGTTTTCTAACAGTGTTAGAGGATTTAATTTTCTTTGCCATTAGCAAACAACTCCTTTATTAATTCAATTTGTTTATTTATTTTAACATTTATAGAGGGTTGTGTCTAGTGGGTTTGTAAGGTATTATAGAGATTATTTTAGATTTTCTGAATTATTGTTTCCTATTATATAGGTTAAAATTTAGTACATACAGAATGAAGGTTAATAAGGTTATTGTGTTGGGCTTATAGGCCCTAGAAGTGTGTTTTAAGACGTTTAGAGTTAATAGAGGTATGATGTTAAGGATAAGTAAAATATAAGTAATAATGGATAGATAAGATGTAATAAATAGAGTGGGATCAACGGTAACAGAGGCTGTATATTATGCTTATTGTGCTGTATTTGCTAGAGTTATTTGTATTGCTGTATATTATGCAATATGTATGCCAATGTTAATTGTGAGTTTAATGAGTGTACAAATGCAAAAATAATGTAATCGCATGAGGGGCACAGAATGGGCCTTTTAAGACGTTTAAGGTTTAGAGGGTTATACTAGGTTATAAATATTTATTTTATGGTTTATACTAAAATTTTTCTACACGTTGCCTAGTGTGTCGTAGAATTGGGTGTTTTGGCATTAGAATTGATTAGAAATGTTTTAAGTTGTTTATGGTATTTGCTTGATGGAATGTATAGTAAAATGATATTGATTTATAGTATAGTAATATAGTTGGTATTAATGTATAGTATAATGATAAGATATAAATACTAAGTGATATGGTAAGTATTAATGTATAGCAATATAGTGTGGATTATAGTATAATAAATCATTTGGTATTAGGTTTAATTATAGATATATGTTTATGCTATATGATCATTGCGATCATATAAAGTGGTTAATGTAATAGGATAATGTGATAACGATTACAATAAACGTGTAATGTAGTCAAGTGATTGTATTACAAAGTTATTAGATTAGATATGATGGTTATGTGATTAGATTTATTATAATGAGTTCATATGACTGCATTAAGAGTTTATGTGATTGTATAATAGTATGTTTAATATAGTTAGTATCTTTTATATACTAGGTATACATTTGTATACTGTAAAGTCTTCGCCAGTTTCGCCAATGTTATAGATTCCGAACTATTTGAGCGTTATAACGCACATTAGCATTAAGGCCCAATGATTGGCTTCATTATCTCTGCATTCATTCCATTTTTATCCATCATAATCAATTCGACAAAATCATTTCCGACTGCAGCCGATCATAAAAGCCAGGACATTATCCTCTTATCATTTCTGCCACAAATAGCCCTTCTAAACTCTCAGATTCATCCGGCCCATACAATTATACCCTCCATTCCTCTCCAATGTGACACATTCCCATTGTGTCACATTCAGATATTAGTAAAAACCCTTGTATAATGCGGGTTTCAGCGTTCGCATCATTTACGGCCTATGTCATTTTGAGTTTGTCATAAGCAGAGACTATACCAAAAACCTGCTTCTGTATTCACTTTCAATTTCCATGCCAACTTTAGCATAGGTGGGGCCTAGATTACAAATTATTATTCGACATGGTTCGACATTATGTGCAGAGTACTTGTTTACACATCGAAATTTTAGAAATCGATTTCGAGACAAATCATCTCCAATTTCCCCTTCGTTCTCACATCGCAAAAACATAATCAACACAACAATTTCCACTCATACGAATCAATTTCCAAATCATAAAACTTCTCAAAAGTCAAATAAATTTACAAATTAATTTAATAAAATCTCATATAATCTCAATAAATCTTTCCAACACAAAACACTAATAAATACTACTCTCACAACATTTATCTGGTGTAAATAACTACTTGATCTTAACTCAATTTCATAACTTAAAATATAAATTATCATAAAATATCATAAATCCTATCGAACAAAATTATCCCACCTAAATTCATAATTATGCATCCAAAATTAATCACAAATTCCTAATCAATCTAATCCAATTAATAACCTTAAAACCGTTGATCCTAACCAATTATATCACACTCAAATTATCCCTTCTACTATAGAGGGGGTGTATTTTACAACTCAAGACGAATCAATTATATCATATATACGATACTCTAAAATTTGATGAAAATATTTTTAATAACATTTGCATATTTTATAAATTATAAAATAAATATTTGCATTACTAATAAATCTGTGTTACAATATTAACAGGTACAAATCTGCACAAAATCAGTATCTAGAAAGGAGTAACAAAAACATATGAATAAATACAAATCTAAACAAAATAATCTTAACCAATTCTCTAATTATAAATCACAACTTAAAACCATATCTAATGTCTATTCCACAGCACTATCCTTCAATTACATCCTCAATAACATATTCTGTACGTACTCCTTCCATAAAGGTAAAACTAAATGGAGAGAAATCAGCTCAACAATTCAGACAAAACATATCCCTAGAAATATATCATGTAGAATCTGGTCATGGAATTAATCAAGCAAGATTAGCAGTAAAGAGTGAAATGGAAAAGTATATTGAGTATTTGATTAATAATGGTTTGTATTCTAATCAATATATTAAGCATCTTTTATAAATATATAAATAAAATATGTTGACATGATTATTATTGTATGGTATACTTATCTAAGGTGACAACTACGAAACAAATTCGGAAAGGAGGAAATTTATTGATTATGATATTACATTTCTATTACATATACAAATTAATATTATTGCTACTGGTTTTACATAAGTAAAATATAAATTAATTAACAAAATAATAATTGATAGAGGAGAGAAGATTAAATGACAATAGGAATATACAAAATCATAAACAAGGTAAACAATCTAATCTATATTGGTGAAAGTAATAACATAGAAAGACGTTGGGATGAACATATAGAAGATTTAAACAATAATACTCATCATAGTTACAAACTCCAAAATGATTGGAATACATATGGTAAAGATAATTTTGAATTTGAGATAATAGAAAAAATTCAGAAGTTAAAAACTTCATATAGAACCACTATGCAATTAATATATTTAGAAGGAAAATATATGGAGCAATATAAATCCCTTACCAATGGATATAATGTAGAAAATACCATGCAAGAAATTTTAAATGGTAATAGAATAATTATGAGTAAAGACTTGGATTGTAAATACTTAAAGAAACTAAATTTAAATGTTAAAAGTTGCATCACAACCTGTCAAGAATTATTAGACGAAGGATATATATTAGATTTTACAAAAACATCTTTGCATACTGCTTTAAAGGATAAAAATATATTTTACAAAGAAAATAATTCTTTTTATGTACATAAAAAATATATTGAACTTGGTTATTTTGTTAATGGTAAGGAATCTAAAAATAAAGAATTTAAGCATTATAAAATATTGATAACAGGGAAAGGTAAACAATTTATTATTGATACATTAGAACTTAAAAAGAAAAATAAATAATAATGATAAAAACAATTTGATTTTGCGTTAGCAAATCTATAGAACTCTTTATAATCTTTTACTCTATATTCTTTTTTACTCTTTATACTTATATAACTCTATATTCTCTGTGATGTGGCTACTAAAAAGCGTTTACATTCTAAATGTGCTCACACAGTTTTGCGTACAAACGCAGAGAGTGCTCACACAGAAAAGCGTTTACTTTCTAAAATACTATGAATTTGAACGCAAATGTGTGTGAGCATAACTTTAGAATTTGTACTCAAAATAGGGGGTACATTCTAGAATGTGAACGCAAAATTGTATACACATTACATAGTACTAATTAAAAGGTGGTTGATTTTGAAATGAAATTTGATAAAGAATATGCAACCCAATGGAGTGTAGAGGTAGATTACTTATCTACTAAAGGAATTAAACCTATATTCATTAAAAGAGATAGTCAAATTAGAACATACAAATTCACAAAAACAGAAGAATTATTCGTAGCATTAACTGAGTTCTATAATAGTCTTAAATAAAATAATAAATATGATTGAGGAGATTGATTAAATTATGAGTAGTATTATGCCAGATGAATATAATTATAGTAAATAATCTAGAAAATGAGGACTATTAGAATGGCATATGAATTAAGACCATATCAATTAGAATCTGTAGAAGCAGTAAATAACTTAAAACCAAAATATATAAAAGAAAGAGGAATTAAATAATATGAAAAAAGCTTTAGATCAGAATAATAAACTCATAGATATCATTGAGTCCGTAGCAGAAAATATATATCATTGTTCAGTGTGTGGAGAAAATCTCACAAGAAAGTTTGGTGCTCAAAAACAATATTATGCTCACCCCAAAGGACTAGGCGAAGAATGCGAACTAAAAATGAAATTGATATTAAAAGAAGAGGAATTAGTATTACAAGAATCTGAATCTAATATATTATCTGATGAATTTTATAACAAGCAATTTGATAATATCGCTATTGAAATGTCTGATTATATGTCTGATGATGGTTTTGCTCTTACAAATGAACAAAAAGATATTATAAACTCTACGGAGGATAGGATAAAGATATCAGCTTTAGCCGGAAGTGCCAAATCAAGCACCCTCTACTATTACTCAAAAGCAAGACCATTTAAAAAGATATTGTATTTGGTGTATAATACAGCAATGAAAACCGAGGCACAAAATGGAAGTTTCGGAAAACTTAACTTTGTTGACGTAAAAACCGTACATGGATTAGCTTTTGGATATGTCGGAAGATTTTATAAAGATAAACTTACATTTAATTATGGTGTTGTAGACATTATTAAAGATTTAAATCTTAATTGGCATAATGATATGGAATTAGCAGTAAAAATTAATGAAATGATGAAGCAATATATGTTGTCAGATGTCCAAACATTTAATGATTTAGAGTTGTTTATAAATGATAAAATGAAAGGACAAATAATATCCCTATGTGAAAAATTATGGACTATGATGAAATCATATAAGAACAACATAAAGGTTACGCATGATTTTTATTTAAAATTATTTCAATTAAGCCAACAAGACTTAAGTAAAAAATATGATATTATCCTTTTAGATGAAGCACAAGACAGCAGTAAGATGATGTTTGATATTATTGCTAATTCTAATGTTAAAGGTATATGTATTTGTGGGGATCGCTTCCAAGCTTTGTACTCTTGGCGTAATGCTATAAATATTATGCCTTTGTTTGAAGCAAAAGAATATTTTCTAACAACCTCATTTAGAGTATCACAAAATATAGCACATATTGCAAATTTAATTGTTGGAGATATGTCAGATAATGATATTCAAATGAAAGGATTCAATACCAAACAAACTATAGTAGATAAAATTGATAAATCAAAACCCTATGTGTGTCTTTGTAGAACTAATGCATACATATTTGCAGAAATTGCGGAAGCATTATATTTAGATAAGAATAAGAAGTTTTTCTTCGAAGGAACATATAAATCTTATAACTTTGAAAATATTTCTGACTGTTACTATTTTAGTATAGGTAAACCAACCAAAAACAAAATATTATCTAAATTTAAGAATTACCAAGAGTTAGAAGAATACTCAGAAAAAACAGTTGATTTAGAACTTCTTTCACTAATTAGAATGGTAAAGAAATATGGCTCAAGAATTATTGATATTGTAAATGGAATTAAAAATAATGCAGTAACTAAAAAAGAAAATGCAGACATTATATTTTCCACCATTCATCGTAGCAAAGGCCAAACTTATTCAATACCTGTATATATTAGTGATGATCATTTTGATATTGAAAGTGAATATTATAATAAGTTTATTGAAGTTGATCCAGATAAAAAGAAGGTTAATAGTAACCTATTTGAAGAGATGGCGATTGTATATGTTGGGATTTCTAGAGCGAGTAACAAAATTCAATTAAGCGATACTATTAAGAGATATTTATTGCTGAGATATAAAACAAATGGACATGAGTTACATAATGTAATAAATAATATTAATACAATTAATAAAGAGGAGGAATATAATGTATAATAATAAAATACTTACAGAATTGCCAAAATGGACAAGTGGTTTTAATATAGGAAAAGTAAAATGGAAAGAAATTATAGGAATGGATTTACAAATAGAGTTCAATAATAACAACTACATATTTCATATCAATGATTTTAAAAATAGGCAAATATATTTTTATATTGGTAATGATAAATAAAAAGAATTTAATATGTATTCCGGTTGGTTTGCTAAATGCAAATTTGAATTATATTTAGGAAATTATAGTTTTGAACATATATATAAAATAGACGACATCATCGAAACTAGAAGTGGGAAATTACAAATAATAAAACAAATAAGAATGGGAAATAATAATAGAAAGGGGTATGATTATTTATGTTTAAATTGTGGGAATGAAGATTCTATTGCAGAAAATCATTTAAAAGAGAAAAATGGTTGTAATGTATGTGGTGTTAATCCTCTAAAACTAGTTGTTGGAATTAATGATATTACAACTACAGATCCTTGGATGGTTAAATATTTTCAAGGAGGTTATGATGAAGCAAAATTGTATATTAAGGGTACTAAACAAAAGATCGTTCCAATCTGTCCAGATTGCGGTAGAATTAAAGACAAACCTATAAGTATATATTCTATATATAAAAATAAATCCATAGGGTGTTCATGCGGTGATAAAATTAGTTATCCTAATAAAATAGGATTTAGTGTATTAGAACAGTTAAATGTAGATTTCAAATCAGAACATACTTTTAAAGAAATGAGATTCGACTTCTATTTTGAATTAGATAATAATAAATATGCTGTTGAAATGGACGGTAGATGGCATAAGGTAGATAATAAAATGTCTGGACAAACCAAGGAAGAATCAAAGCTTATAGATGAAAATAAGGACAATATAGCAAAAGAGCATGATATAGAAGTGATTAGAATTGATTGTGCCTTTTCTGATTTGGAATACATAAAGAGTAATATAATTAAATCTAAACTAAATACAATATTTGACCTTGAACTAGTAGATTGGATAAAATGTGAAGAGTTTGCGTTAAAGAATTTAGTTAAAGAAATATGTATAATTTGGGACAATGGTAAGCGTACTATTTCAGAATTGGCAGAAATCTATAAATTATCTACAACGACTATAAGAAGTTATTTACATAAAGGAGTAAAGCTTGGATGGTGTAATTATAATTCTAACATGAAAAAGATAGTTTGCACTACTACCGGAGAAATTTTTAAAAGTATTTCTGAAGCAGGTAAAAAATATAAAATTAAATCCGACTTTATTTCAGAATGCTGTTCAGGGTTTAAGCAATATGTAATTTGTCCAATTACAGGTATTCATTTAGAATGGAAATATCATGAAGATTGTATAAATAATACTAAATCAATAGCAACAAATAATAAAGAGGTTATTTGTGTAACAACTGGAGAAATTTTTAATTCTATAACTGATGCAATCAAGAGATATAATTTAAACAGTGTTTCTGGAATATCCGCATGTTGTAGAGGTAAGGCTAAATCAGCAGGAACTTTAGAAACAGGAGAAAAATTGATCTGGAAATATTATAATAAAGAAGTTTAATCTTATTGAAGAAGCAGAGAAATATGCATCTAGAAAATATAGTACATTCCTAGACAGAAAAGCAAAGTGGAAATATGAACCTGCAACTCAGAAACAATTAGATTGGTTAAAGAATGAATGGTGGGCTAATGGTAAGGTATTGAGAACTAAATTTGATGTTCATACTTGCGTGAAGGCGAATAAGATTAGTTGGATTATTAAGAAAAGATAGATATTGGATATTGTGAAAATTAATAAATAAATATATATTTGCATTATTCATAATAATATGTTACAATATATACAAGAGGTACGGGGTAGGTATATTTACACAATCAAAAAATCACACTCAAATATACCTACCCCTTTCCTCAAAATCCAATAATAAAATAAATCAAAGGAGGTGAAATAATTAAATGAAATTATGGTATATAAAAACAGCAAAAGATTTAGATTTATTAGATGAAGTTGATTTAGTAGATATAGGGTGTAGTTGCTATAAACATAAAAATATAATGTTTGATTATCCTTATGGATGTTTTGGCATTAACATTTATGTTTATCAAACTGAAGATTTAAATTCAATACGAAATAATAAGTATATTCCTAATTGTAGAATTCCTGTATTACATGTTTACGGAAATACAACACCTGAAAATGTTTTTAATTATGACTGGCTTATCAAGGGAGCATGGATAGATTACATTGAAAAGTATTTAAGGAAAGTAGAAGCAATTGTTGATAAAAAAGAACAGGAAATAAAACTATTAGAAGATACTGAAAAGGTAGAAGAAGAAAAGAAACAGCAAAAAAAGTTTAAACCATTTGAGATGTTTTTTAAAAAATACTAAGTTAATATATAATAAACACAAATGAGGTGATCACACAATCAAAAACATAAAACTATACCTATACACTGGAATATTCACAAATTGTCTACTATTCGCACTAACAACTCCTACAGTAAACATATATTTCATGCAAAAAGTATCCACATACATATATTCAATAGTAAACTGGGTAGGAATTATCACAATATTTCTTATAAATTACATATTAAAGAAACAAAAGAATAGAGAATTATTACAAAAATTCTTCTTATTAATAGTAATTTTAGATGTTTTAGGATTCTTATTTGTGTCAATTTATGGATTACACAATATAAACATAAGATTCTTCGGTATTTCCATACTCAATGGAACATCTTCAGCAATATGGATGTGTATTATTAAATCGAATATAAATAAAATATGGCAAGGAGATGATTTAACAAATTATCAGACACAAGAAAGTTATTTAGTATCTATAGCACAGATCATGGGAGCTACATTAGCAATAGTAGCAATAAAGTTTGAGGTAAGTATTAATATATTAATTGGATTACAGATATTTGCACAGTTTATTATGGGTATATTTGATTATAAAGTTATTAAGATTGTTGAAAGAGATTTAAAGAGGTGAATAAAATAATTGAATAATTATAAATACAAGTGGAAATACAATGATAATGAAAGACCACAAGGATGTTGCTATGATTGTAGAATGAAATATGGTGAATTTCCAGACTTAATTATACCAAATTACTTATGGGAATTAATTAATCCAACGCATCATGAAGAAGCAGGATTATTATGCCCTACTTGTATAGCAAATAGATTAAATTATTTAGGAGAATGATATAAAGACAATTTCTTTTTGATGGTTTAAGTAAATATATTACGTCACATAAGAAACTAAATAGAATTTAAAAATTGTGATTACACCTCATCCGACAAATCTGTCGAGCGAGAAATTGGAGGAATATAATGTATACACTAAGCATTGAAAATATTGTAACATGGGCATTATTAAAAAGACCAGAAGGAATTAATATTCCATTTCTGAAAGATTTATCTTATCGCATAAATCCTTATATCAAAGAAGGTTATGTTGACATAGAATCAAAGTCACTCTGGGCTTTATTGGATTGGTCAGATATGTTTAAATATGATGAGAAAGATGACAATAACATTGTGTTTAGAGATAAATATAAAAACAAATTAAAAGATATTGAGGATAAATTAGTATACAGATTACCAAGTTACCTTGCTAAATTGTATTATAATTTGGATTATGGATGGATTAACGAACATAAGGAGGAAATAAATGTTTGAAATTGAAGCAATTAAAAGCGACATTGATTACATCTTAGGAGAATTATCATTAATGAAACAAAGATGTAATATTTTAGGATTGACAATTGCTCCATATGAATCCATCGTAGAAAGACTACTAAAAATAAATTCTAATATAGAAATAATCGGTCAGAAACAAACTGAGTATAAAAAGGTTATGAGACAAAAAGCATTGAAAGATTTATCAAAGATTTTAAGAGAGGATAATTAATGAGTAAAGAAATATCTGTGTTACTTATCATTTTAATATTTTTTCTTTGATGGATTTCTAAGTGGTTGGTGCTTGAGAGATTTGTTTTGTCAAAATAGAAAAGGAGAATAAAACATGAAACTAGAACACATAAATATCATTGATTCCATCCAATTTGCAGTAGATAAAATATGTAAACAAGAATATGGTAACGATACAGATTCTCCTCCTAAATTCATAGTAAGTCAATATGATAAATTAGATAAAGAAGGATACAGCATAGGACATGAAATTATCTTAACCGTAGAACATATGAAATGGAAACGCTCAGTAACTATATTCCCAAGATTAGATTATAAATATGGTTATGAATCTTTGAAAGATGAAATGAAAGATTTGTATAATTCAACAATGTGAGAAAGGAATAAAATAAATGGAATACATAATCATAGATAATCTCATCAAAGTAACTATTGGACTATCCTTAATTATTACCAGTGGAGTACTACTAATTGCTATGTTAAAAGTATGGGAGAAAGTATTTGATCTTGGTTTGCAAATATTTAATATGAAGAAAGAGTTTCTTGATTTTATAATTAAGAAATATCGTGATAAAAGAGGTGTTACAAAGAAGATTCAATAGAATACATAGGTATATAAAGCAATAAATAATATTACTTGCATTATTTCTTAATTAATGATACAATGAAGTAGTAGAGAGGAGGTGATATTAATGAATATAGGTTTTCATATTGAATGTAAGGTTTGCCACAGCAATTCTACATCAATAAATCATACTGAAAAATTTAATATGTGGTATGACGATAGTTACACAGAACATTGGGTTCATTTAGTTTGTAAAGAATGTGATAATAAGAAGTTAATGTATAGTTACAATACATATTAAGTTGTTAAATACTAAAATAAATATTTATATAAAGGAGGTGAAAAGAAATTTTAGACTACATCGGTATCTACACAATACATATGCCTTATGATCTAAAAACAAATAAACCAACTAAAAATGAATCAGATAATTATTTGCTTGGAAAATCACAAACAGAAACTTATCGCTATGATGATAAAGGAACATTGGCTATATATTTCCCGAAAGGCAAAAGCACAACAAATATAGTTTTACCACAGTTTGATGAATTAGGGATTAAATACACATTACATATTGATTGTGAAGAGAAAGTCTATCTTGTGGATGAAAAGGATATAGATAAAATTCATTCTGTGTTACATTTTCAGATTAAAGGGAAAAATGAGCAATTGAAACTTCACAAGGAAAAACTTAAAGCAGATAATTTAAAAGCGAAACTAAAAGAAGATAAAAATAATATATCTAATACAAATAAATAAAAATCAATTTAAAACTCATTATAAGGCGTTCAATTCTTCAATATGTAAGATTATAGCAGATAGATTTTTGCTATCAATACAGCCCATTTATATTGAATTGTCATTTTAAGAATAAAGCTATAGGCTGATTACAGGGTTGGAAAATGATGGTAATTCTATTACTCAAGGTCGAGATATTTAATAAAAATACAAAAATAAAATTAATAATAGAAAGAAGGCAAATTAAAAATATGAAAACTTATCATTTCCAAGGTCAACTATCTATATCTGACACAAATTCAATTAATAATAAAATAAATTACATAATTACATCACCTTCAGATAATTCGCAAACATCACTCACCAATATTCTAGATAACATTTTCAATGGTAAAAACATTAATAACAAATTGGTAAGAGTTTTAGGAAGAGTTAATAATATTGAATTTAATGGAATGGGTTGCTTACATATGTGTAGGAGCAATGAGCAAAAAGTAGAGGGATATTGTGTTGGCAGTATGCAGTTAGAAAGCAAATTGTTTGAGAATGTTGGAAATCAAATTGAGATACTTTTAGAAGATTATACTGACTTTGTGTTTTCGGAGGTTCGTGTGAAAAATGAAAATGCAAAATCAATTGTCTTATAATAGTGAAGCTGACAACAATAGTGTTTTTGAATCATGTTATTATTGTTCTAAGGAATTATTACAAATAGAAGATATATTTGTTAGTGTTGATAAAGATAGATACATATGTGGTGAGTGTGCTGAAAGAATGGATATAGAAGTAGTTAGTTGTATGGATTATTAAAAATAGGAGGTTTTTGAAATTAAACTTATTGAAAAAGCATTAGAGATAGAAAATAACAACAGAAATCCTAATATGATTATTTCAGGATCTTGCCCACAGGAGTATGGGATATCTAATGGAGAAATGATTTTATGTAAAGACAATTCTGATTGTGAAGAATGTTGGAATAGAGAATGGACTAATACTTTAAAAGAAGAAGAGCATTACAATTATCTTAAAGAAACAAGTCCGTTATCAAATGAAGATTTTGATGAATTATATCATAAAAACATTATAAAATATAAATAAATATTAATATAATCCAACAAAAGGTGAGTTTTAAGGGACTTTATAGTTTGAAAAACAGAAAGAAGGAAATAATAATGTTAGAATTGAATAAAGTATATAATGAGGATTGTATTGGTGATAATGGTATGTGTATAATAGAAGATAAAAGTATAGATTTAATCCTCTGTGATCTTCCTTACGGTACTACTCAAGCAAAATGGGACAGTGTAATCCCTCTAGATAAGTTGTGGTTACAATATGAAAGAATTATAAAAGAAAATGGAGCGATAGTTTTATTTGGAGCAGAACCCTTTAGCAGTTATCTAAGATTGAGTAATATAAAATTATTTAGATATGATTGGATTTGGCATAAAAATAAACCAAGTGGTTTTGCGAATGCAAAAAATCAACCAATGAGAAGTCATGAAACGATAAGTGTTTTTTACAAAAAGAAACCTACATACAACCCAATAAAAGAAGCAAGGGATGTTACAGAAGCTTCCGCTAAAAGAAATAATTATAAATATACAACGGGAGAAGTAAAAAGCGATTTACATAATATCACGGGAGTAAGAAAAGAAAATTACGAAGATTTAAGATATCCTACAAGTGTGCAAAAATTTAATGTGGTTGTAAATGCTAAAAATAAACTTCATCCTGCTCAAAAACCAGTTGAATTACTAGGATATCTTATAAAAACATACTCTAATGAAGGTGAATTGATTTTAGATAATTGTATGGGATCTTTTACAACAGCAATAGCATGTATAAATACAAATAGAAATTACATAGGGTTTGAGAATGATGAAAAGTATTTTGAGTTAGGACAGGAAAGAGTTAGATTACATAAGGAAGGTTTGTTGGTTAATAAATAATAAATTATGGGTTGCTACCAATAGCAAGAAGGAGAAATAAAAATGAGCATTGATAAGAATTTTATTATTACAGAATTTGATTTAGATGAATTAGAAATTGATCTTACAGAAAGAATAGAAGAATTTATTGAAGAAAAATTAGGAGTAATAGCATCAAGACAAACAGAAGTATCTGTGGAATATCAAGAATATATGGACGAAGGTATGAGGTGTTTTAAAGATGAAATGAGAAGTGAGCTATGGGTAGAGGTTAAATTTAATCAGTATAAATATAAAAATGAGAAATTAAATGAAGATAGAGTAGAAAGCATTGGTGCTGTATTTGAGTATAAAGGACATAAACCATTTTATATTGATGGTAAATTTGTGAGTAGAAGTGTATTTGAGTGGATACAAGGAATGGTTAGTCAGAAAAGTGATGTAATTTATGGTGTTAAGAAGAATGAATTGTATGATATGATTCAGGATTTGATTATGGATTGTTAGAGGTTTTTGGATGGTAGAGGATAAGAAGTAGGGAGTGTAAAACTCCCTTTCCATTAAATTAATAAATAAATATTATAATAATAAAAATAAAATAGGAGGAATAAATTAATTGGGAGTAAAATTACAAAGCACAGACACATATAAGCAGAAAGTATTCGCAAAACGTGGTGATAAAGTAGAAATATTAAGTGAATATCTAGGAGGTACAGAACCAATAGATTTTGTCTATCATTGTGAAAAACATGGCGATACATATAAAACTTTAAATGCTAAAAATGTATTAGCAAAATGTTTTCAACCTTGTAAAAAATGTGATATAGAATTGAAGAGTTTAAAAGCAACTCTAGCAATAAAAGATAAAACTTATCAATATAAAAGATTACAGGAATATTGTAGGTCGATGGGAGGTGAACTAATAAGCACAGAATGGACTATAGCAAAAGATTTATATGAAGTAGATTGTAAAGTAGATGGACACCCAAACTTCTTTAGTAATGCAGATAGTTTACTGAATAAACCTCAATGGTGTCCTGCTTGCTATGGACGAACTGGAGAATTTCAAAAAGAAATGGAAGACATAGTAAATAGTAAAAATGGAACATTGTTAGGTACATATGAAGGTGCAGGAATACATTTGTCAGTAAAATGTAATGAGCATAATTATATTTGGGATATAATGCCTTTAAATCTTAGGAAAGGTAGGTGGTGTCCAATTTGCAACCTACCTTATTCTGAAAAAGTTCCTTATGATTATTTAATAGATAATTATCCTAATCATAATATTAGAGTACAATATACTTTTGATGATTTAATGGGTGAAAATGGTGAACACTTAAAATATGATTTTGGGATATTAGATGATGATAATAAATTACTAGGATTAGTAGAAATAGATGATGAAGAACATAGATATAATCATACACAACCAAGAAGAGTAAGGGCAAGAGAAAGAGATCATATTAAAGATAAATATTGTGAAGATAATAATATACCTTTGTTTAGACTTGACTACTATAATGGCAGAAAAATATTTCAAGATAAAGATTGGTATTATAATTACATACATACAAATTTGAATGAGTTCCTTAATTCTATAATTAAAAAATAAAATAATGTAGAGGAGAGATTGTCATAAATCTTAATAAACAAGTACATATCTACTCTGTTGATACAAGCTCATTCTACAATAAAGATGAAGCAAGAATACATAAATATTTGGGTAGATTATATAAATATAAATTTGAATTAAATAAAAAAAGAAAAAAACTAAAAGGCAAAAAAGAAAATAAAGAATTGAGTAAATATTATACTAAACATATGTCAAACGCCAATAAAATGATAAAGAAACTGAAAGATAAACTGTATATCGAGTTTAATAAAAATACAGGAATAAGAAATTTGAGACCAGAATCACTAAACAAGAGAAATATAATTTCAATATTTGATTCTGTATTAACTAGAACAATGCAGATTCCAGAAAATACGTTATCAACTGATATTATGATTGTACAAACATTTTTCTTTGATGTAATCGAGGATATAATATTAGATGGGTATATGTATGGAAATGAAAAATATGTTTGTTTGACAGCAAGTGCTGGACAAATTCGCACAAAAAAGACAGTATTTATTAAGGAAAGTTCACTACGTAAACATCAAAATACTTTAATGTGTGGATTGACAATTGATATTATTAATAAACTTGGTGGGGCAAATATAAATAAATATTTGAGTTATCTAGCTCTTTCAAATTCTGCGACAGATATATGGCAAGGATTTAATATTGATAAGTCAATTGTAGTAGAAGATTTTGAATCTATGGTTAATGGAACTGTCGATCTTATAGATGATGAAACTTATTCTATAAATAGAAAGAAAATGGATGTACCAATTTCTCATACGGATGGTATTGGGATGATATTGCCTAGTAAAACAAGAAAGAGTACAATGATTCGCTTGCCTTGGGTGAAGGGGTTAATTACCCCCTTCCCTTTCGATAAATTCATAAGAGAAGCAAATAAAAACGAAGACGGGAAGAAATATGGTATAGTAAAAGATATTTATGGCGTAGAACATGATATTTTAAAAGAAAAAATAGAGGTTATCTTTTGTAAAAGTCAATTCAAGATGTATAAGTATTTTGAAAGTTGGGAGCAATATGTAGAAAATTATAAAAAATATAATTGCCAAGCAGGAATGTGTAATGAAGAGGAAGATATTATAGGAAATGCAAAAATTAATTATCAAACATTGCAGACGCTTACATGTATGTCTGATGAAGAATTAGAGGAAGTCGCAAAACAAACTAAGAACAATATTGTAAACATAGGTAAGGATAGAAAAACAATGCTGAAAGTTTTAGGAGTTACTAAAACAAATGTGAACAAGAATTATATTCAACAAGCATTGGTAATTTATCCTGAATTATTAAATGATACATATAGTAAAGAAATATTAAAACAAGTGAAAAAAAGTATGGTTAAAAATGCTAGAGCAGGAAAATTAGATGTTAATGGTAAGTACACATTCATAATTCCTGATATGTATGCTTTTTGTGAGTATTTAATAAAAGGAGAATTAAATCCAAAAGGTTTATTAAATGACGGTGAAGTTTATTGTAATCTATATAAAGATAAACCAAAATTAGCATGTTTAAGATCACCGCATCTTTATAGAGAGTGGGCAGTTAGAAATAATACAATAGAGGAAGAAAAGTGCAAATGGTTTATCACGAAAGGATTATATAATTCATGTCATGATTTAATATCTAAGATTTTACAAAATGATTGGGATGGAGACAAAAGTTTAGTAGTAGCAGATCACACACTGATTGAGGTTGCAGAACGCAATATGATAGACATTGTTCCCTTATATTATAACATGAGAAAAGCATCAGCAGAATTAATTACTAACAATAGTATTTATAATGGTTTGAAAACTGCTTATACTGGTGGAAATATTGGAATGGTGAGTAACAATATTACAAAGATATGGAATAGTGAAAATGTAAATCTAGATGCAATTAAACTTCTATGTATGGAATCAAACTTTGTCATTGATTTTGCTAAAACGCTATATAAACCAGAAAGACCAGATGACAAACATAAATTAATTAGTGGTTACACTAAATCAAAAACACCTCATTTTTTTATATATGCCAAAGATAAAGAAAAAGATAAAGTAGAGAAAATCAATAATAGTGTAGTAAATAAACTTGAAAAGATTATTCCAAATCCTAATATTAATTACAATGCACTGAATTTAGGAAAATTTAATTACAAGATGCTTATGAATAATAAAAAAATAGAACAAAATGATGAGATAATTAAAAAATATACTGAATTAGATTTAAAAAATCATTTTATGATTACAAAGGTATCTAATGATGAAGCAGGAAATTCAGTATATTTATACAAAGAAATTAGAAATGAGATACTTAAAATAAATAGTGATGTAAATTATGTGGTTGATGTGCTAGTTGAATATTTATATATACATAAAAAGGCTAATTATAAAACTACGTTATGGGAGTGTTTTGGAGATGTAATTATTGAGAATTTAAATAAAAATATTGCAGAAAATTCTATGCTTTGTGAAGTTTGCGGAGAAAGGATTGAACAGACTATTAATAATCAAACTAAATATTGTAATGAATGTTGGAAAAGTATTCGTGAACAACAAAATAGAGAAAAGGCATTAAGGTACTATCATAAGAAAAATACTTTACCAGTTAGCTAATCCCTAAAACCCTACTCTCACAAGGGTTTCAAGGTTTGCAAAATAATAAATAAATATTACAAATTGCTGAAACCCTTGCAGGAGTAAGGATAAGTACTGTTTTCAAAATACCTACTATTAGGGAAACATAGGCTAATATACAAATCTAAGAGGTATGATACCCTTACATCAGTATTTAATCGTGTGGTCGATCACGATTAAAATATATAAACAACAAAAATTAACAAAAACTCCAAACCAAAAGGAGCATCAATAACAAAACATTGGAAAAAATCAGCAAACAAGAAATGTCATATCTAATTAATCTAAATATCCTAAAGCAATACCACGGCAACTATGGAGATAATCTAGTAGTAATAGGTAAATTCAGTAGTGGAACTCGCAAACAACGCTATATTACAGACCCATACTATAATTATTTGCTCAGATTAAAGCAAAATGATAAAAATAAACAGACTATTACTGATGTAAAAGATAATCAGAGATATTTGTTTAATGGTAGTATGGATAGTGTCTCATGATAAATCACAGTAAAATAAATAGCAAAGGATCTGGTTTATATTGCCCGATAAACCATCATATATTAATTCAAATGCATCTAACAGAAGAATATTTGTTGATACAAACGTTTTATTAAACCCATCATTCAGATTTGAAGATTATGACAAAGTAATCACTTGTATAGTCTGCATTGAAGAAATTGATGGTTTGAAACGCTCAACAGAAGTTGGATATCAAGCTAGAGATGCAACAAGAAAAATTAAAAATGCAACTAATTTAGATATTTTAACATTTTATGATTTTTCATTCGAAAATAAGTTTCTTACACATAAGTCAGATAACTTTATCTTAGGCTTCTCCTTCCAAGCATATCAAGAAGATAATGATTTTTTGTTCTTGACTGATGATCTTAATCTTTATATTAAGGCAAAAGCATTTGGAATTCCTTGTGATATGTTTGAGTTTAAAGAAGAAAAGTTTGATTACAAGGGTTATAAGACAGTTAAGATGTCTCAACAAGAAATAAAAAATCATAAATCTAATCCAATCAATATTTTTGGACTTCTTAATAATGAATATTTATTAATAGAAGATGAAAGTGGTATAATTGTAGATCAACAAAGATGGAATACAGAGAAAGGATTTATTTCTTTAAAAGAGAAAACAATAAATTCTATATATCTTGATAAATTTACACCAAAAGATCCATATCAGATAATTGCAATGGACTCATTGGATAGTACAGTATTTACACTATTATTTGGAGTAGCAGGAAGTGCTAAAAGTTTATTATCTTTGAGTTGGATAATGCAAAATATTCACAGTGGAGAGATAGATAAGTGTGTAATAATATTCAATTCTGTTCCTTTAAAGAATAGTCAAATGCAAGGATATTATCCTGGTTCAAGAGATGATAAACTACTTCAATCTAGTTTAGGTGGCATTTTGTCAAGTAAATTTGGTGCTATGTCTGCTGTAGAAGATTTAATTGAAGAAGGTAAATTATTATTGATTCCTACTTCTGAAATTAGAGGAATTGAGATATCTGAGAAGGATTGTATTTTTGTTACTGAGGCACAGAATATTGATGCTTATACTATGAGAACAATTATTCAACGTGCTAAATGTAAAATTATTATTGAGGGGGATATGTTTGAGCAAAGAGATTTAAAGAGTACAAATCCTAGAGATAATGGTATGCAAAGAGCAATAGAAGTATTTAAGGACACAAAGTATTTTTCATGTGTGAAGTTAAAGAATACGTATAGAAGTCCTATGTGTGAAATTGCACAACAAATTTAGATTAAATAAAACAAAAATAAATAACAATAACAAATTGAAAAACACAGGTCTGGTACTAAAAGTACGCAGATACTATTAAAGAATAAAAAGGGGATATATTAAAACATGACGAAAAATGAAATGGTTACAGCAGTAAGTTTAAAAGGTGAAATGTCAAAAAAAGACGCTGAAAAAGCAATTAATGCTGTATTGGATGTAATTAAAGAAACTGTAGCAACTGGAGAACCTGTGAAAATCGTTAATTTTGGTAACTTTGAGAAGAAACCAACTAAAGGGACAACTGGAATTATTCGATTCGGAGATCGTAAAGGTGAAACTTGGACTTCCGAAGATTCATTTAGGGTTGGATTTAAGGTTGGTAAAGAGTTTGCAGATTTAGTTAAGCAATAAATATATAAATTTTTGTGCTACTATATAAGTCCTGAACAGACATGGTAGCACAATACAATTATTTACGTAAGTCGGGATGAAGACTAATAATAAATAAAAAAATATAAAGGGTGGAATTTATTAATATATGGCTAATTTAAATAATCAATTCTGTGAATCTTGTGTAAAAGCTAGTGTATGTGAATGGTCAACTAAACTATATAAACTAGAAGGTACAAAAAAGCAAGCTGGAATTTTAGATATTACAATCAATGGTTGTGATCAGTATTTGTCTTTAGATGGGGAATCTGAGGATACTGAAGAAGAAGAGTAAGATAAAAAGTGATATCACTCAGATAGGTGATGGTTTAATTGCAGGATATTTCTAGAGATTAAATATCTCTTACAGATATGGTGAGTTTGGCGATTCATTGGCAGTTACCTTAATTAACTACAATAAGGTCAGAAATGGTTCCTGACGCACTCGAAAGAGTATCTGAGATGTAAGATACACCGCCTTACTATTGTGGTCTGATATCATCTATTACATGCTCATGAGAGCAATCTTTTATTTCCCTCTATAAATTGTTGTGGTGATGATTTTTGGAAATTGCATAAACCAAAACAGCAACAATAAAAACTTATTTTAGGGTTTGATAAAATTAGGTCAACGCTAGTGCAATTGCGAACCTTCCCTAAAATCATGTGCATAAGTTAGTAAGACCTTGAAAGACAGGCATTGCTCTGATAAAGAGTATGAGGTTTATGGATGCATTTTTGCTTGTATTGTGAAGGAATTATGTAAGATTATATTGAAAAATATGATCTGCTCAAGCTACTAATTCCTTCATAATAATAATTGAGTTAATTACTCTAACAAAAAATAAAATTAACAATTGAAAGAAGGAAATAACAAATATGTCTAATTCACAAAATACACAATCCGCAATTTCACTAAAAGAGTCCTTTCGCACATTGGTTTATATTGATAAAACTATTTCATCTCTAACATCTTATCTTTCTAATAAAAACAATTCTATTTCTGTAATTGAATCACACTTTAAAGAAAAATCAAATCCAGAAGCACAAAATGAGGAACTAGATACTACTACCATTAGAGAATATCCTGATGCTTCAACAGTTGATATCATTAATCTTGTGCAAAATCTAATTGCAGAAAAGACAAAATTAGAAATTTCAGTAGAAATAGCTAAAAGAGATATAATAATTGAAACTAAGGATAATAATAATCTTAGTTTAGATTCTGCTATATCAAATGCAAAACAATCTAGGAATTTAGCTAATGTATTAAATAGTCTTATCAATATAAAGACAGATGAACAAAAGACACAGAAAAATGGCTTCAAATTTAATCTAGAAGGTAATGAAACGTCATATCGATATGATGTAGTAGTTACAAAAACAATTAATTTTGATAGGAATATTGTTAGTGATAATTACAAAGCATTACTAGCAAAAGCTGACAAACTCAGTATTTCTATTGAAAAAGCTATGATGGAAGAAATTGTTGAGTATGAATTTCCTTATAGTATTCATGATTCAACTGCTGATATTGTAGGGAAATATTTATCATCTTTAGAAAGTTAATCTAAGAATCTTAACCAAGACAGTTAATAAGAGGATTGCCTAACCACACTTCCCTTATTAAAAAACTAGCCAGAAGCAAAGCAAGATAGACTATTTAAAGCTAATCTGTGATATAAACAGATAAGACATATCAAATAATGCAAGATTGTGTAAGTTTAACTTTACATATTTCTCAAACATTTGAAACTGATAAACAAGCAGGTTTTACTTAACAGTAAAAGAAAAATCGCTAATCCGCTTCGCAAAACACAAAATCATTATTCGTAAATTCTATATAACATTAGTCTCATTATTACGCAAATACGACAATCGTTTCGCTAATCATGCCATAAATAAATTTTAGGATTAACAATCCTTAACTAGAAGAACAAATATTAAAAATATAGTATTTTAAAAGATACTATCTTAGAAACAAGAGGATGATTTTAATAAATAAATGGATAATATAATTAATTAATTAAGAAAAATAGTCTTATTTTGCTTGCTTTTCTGGTTAGTAATATAAAAGTCGTTTGTGCTTTAGGCACGTTATATTGTCCATCTAAAGAAATTTAGATGTGGTCACACAAGGGAGATAAATAATATTATCATAATTACCATATCTCCCTTCTCTATTCTATTAACAAAAATATCTTTCACGAGTGGGAAGATTTTAAATTGCTGATTCAAATATGGGGAGTCCGTTGATTCCCCAATAACTTACTAAATGGGTTTGATAGTATATCCCAGATAAAAACTATCACTTAACAATCCAAGAAAAACTGTATTTTATAGTATATTCTCTATAAGGAGGATTAAACAATAAACAAAATGAAAGAAACTAATATTTATGATTCAATCAACGAAAATACAATATGCCCTATATGCTTCAAAAATAGGTTCTGGATGAAATTTTATTGTGGTAAGACAATATTATGGTGTGCTGATTGTGGGCATTGGGTGGAGATATAATTTAATAAAAATAATAACACACAACGAGAGCAAGTGTATCGGAACAAGCGTGTTCCTCTTTCTAAATATTTCGCTAACGCTCAATATTTAGGTTTGATTATTTAATTTATTTGATATTTTAAATTTAAAGGAGGCATTTAATTATGCAAGTTAATTTTAGGTATAGTGATACAAATTTTATATCTTATCTTATTACATTAGGATATAAATATAATAACATTGAAATTACAAAAGATAAAGATTATGGAATTAAAGTTTTTGTTCATTTTACTGGAGAAAAAGAAGAATTAATTAATCTTTATAACAATTTTATAAATGATAATGCAAATATAAATGTTTTATCTTTCTCAAAAAACAGAAAACAAATCTCAAAAATCATAAGGTCAGAAATAGCAAAGTATGAAGTAACCAAAGTTAAATAATTGAGATGATGAAAGGTGATTGATAATATGAATATTTTTGAAACAAAAGATTTTTATTTGGCTGCATTATTTGTTAGTTACAAATTTCAATTAGTTGGTTCAGAGAAAAAAGAAGAAAGCGTTTATTTTAAAATTAATAATAATAAACCAGAATTATTTCAAAAATTAATTAATGATTTTTTAAATTATAAAGCAATGGTTAATTTAAATAAATTAACTAAAGCAACATCCCTATTAAGAAGGGAATTAGACAAACATAAAATTTTAAAATAATTTTATTTGTCTGTGATGATGAAAGAGGTGATGTCTACAATGGAAGATAAAACTATGCGGATATTAGCAGATATTTTTGCTAGTGATGTTGATACGTTTAAGGATATAAAAGCACAAAAAGAAATTGGAGACTTTATAAAACAATATCTTAAAAAAGATGAAGATAATACTTTAACTGCTTCTCTTTTTGTAAAAGATGTTAAGAAACAACATTGGAAACCTAAAGATCATTTTACAAAAGTATTTAATTTAGAAATTGCTCATGCAACAGAACAATATGGAATAACAAAAAGTGAGATAGCATTTTTATATTCTTTATCTCCATATTTAAAATGGGAAATGAATTTACTTGTTGATTTAGATGACAATCCATTAAATCAAATTGGATTAGCAAATATATTAGATATTAATAGAAAAACAGTAAATAGAAATATGAAAAGTCTTAGAGAGAAATTAGCAATAGTAAGTTATGAACTAGGTAAGGAAACCTTTTATTTGGTTAATCCTTATCTTCTTTATTGTGGTAAAAACATCAATATTCTTGTTCCTCGACTATTCGACACCATAGGGTACGAAAAGTGTAGAAGTAATAGAAAGGATACAGCCACAAATGGAAAATAATATTAATGAGTTAATAATAAAAGGTACAACAAAAGTATGCGGAATTGATGTCCCTAATGTTTATGGTGGTTTTGGTGGAGATCAAAGAGTAATTTTAGCAAAAACTGTAGCAGAATTGCACAATAAAAAGCCAAGTCATATAAATGAATTAATAAATAAAAATATAAAGCATTTTGATATAGGAATTCATTATCTTGACTTAAAAGACAGTAAAGAAGCAACTGCCGTTTTGGTCGGCAGTAAGATATTTACAAATCAAGCAATTAAAGTTAGTAATAATATCTTCTTATTGTCTGAACGTGGATATAGTTTACTGTTGAAATTTATGGACAGTGAATTATCTATTATCCAATATAAAGCTGTAATTAATGATTACTTTTATATCAAGGAAGCAATTTTAACTCAAGCAATTACGCCAGATGAATTAAAGCAATTAGTAGCAAGAGAAATAGGAACAATCAAAAGAAACAAAGAAACTGAAGCAATGTCCATATTGAAAAGTCGTGGAGAGTTAAGTCATTTTTACAATCCATATGCATGTATTACGAATACTACATATGACATGCTTTATGGAATGTATGCTAAAGAAATTAAGAAATATTTAGATTTAAAAGAACGTGATAATCTTAGAGATTTCTTATCTACAAGAGATTTAGAAGAGATAAAAGAAATCGAAGAAGAGATAGTTTGGATGGTAAAGAAAAATTATACATGGAAAGAGATTTATAGTGATTTGGTTAAGGAGTATCCTAATAGAATAGTGCCAGTTAGAGCAGAAAAGTCTATTAAGGAATTGAAGAAGATAGATAAAATTATGGTTGGTGATGGTGGTATTAAGAAATTGAAATAAGTTAAATTTGTAGGTTCACCACTAAATGTCGTACCTTTTAATCTAATAATAAATAATGTTTTGTAAGTTATAAGACGCTTGAGCAATCAGGTGTCTTCTGTGTGGATGGGAATTGTAATAGTAATGATTATAAAGTTTTGTGGATTATAGGCGTATTAGCAATAATACGTCTTTGTGTCTATGAAAATATAGGCATAGAAGATAGGTTTTTGAAGGTAGCTCCTTCATCTCCGTACCCTATCTTCTTTTACTTTTTTATAGTACGGGGATTCAAAAATATACGGAAAGAAGGAATTATAGATGTTAGTAGAAAATCAAGAGATTAAAATGAGAACATGTACTCAATGTGGAGAAGAAAAAGAACTTACGGAAGAAAATTTTTACAAAGAAGAAACTGCAAAAGAAGGGTATCGAACAAAATGCAAAGAATGCGTCAAAGGGAAATACAAACAAACTGATGATTTTGATATTTATAGTTGGTATCAAGATAGATCAAATATCTTCAAAAACAAGTGGTTATTTGAAGATATTAAATGGATATACGATAACTATTTAAAAATAGGTAGAAAAGAATTAATTAATAAATTTCCAAATTCGAATTATAAGACACTAACTAATATAATTTATCAATGGAATATTAGAAAGACAGAAAAGAACGATAATTGGAATGACGAAGATATTAATTTCTTAAAAATTAATTATCCAAGTATGCCACAAGATAAATTACAAGAAGGATTTAAAGATAGAACATGGGACGCTATAAAAAATAAGGCTACTAAATTGAGAGTATGTAGAAGCGATGAAATGTTATTTAAAATAAATAGCGAGGCACATAAGGGTTATATTATGCCAGTCGAGCAAAGAAGGAAAATAGGTATAAATAACAGAGGATCTAACAATAAGAATTGGAAAGGCGGTCTAACTCCTTTACACACTTATTTTAGAAGCATTTTGAATGAATGGAAGAATGATAGTTTAAAAGTGTATGACTATAAATGTGCATTCACAGGTGAAAATAATAGAGATTTACAAATACATCATGCCAATGAAAATTTTAGTGATATTATTGCTGAGACATTAAACTTATTAGAATTGCCAATTTATGACAACATGCTTAAATACTCTGATGAAGAAATTAAAAAAATAAATAAATGCTTTTTGGATTTAAATTATAAGCATGGTTTAGGGATACCACTTAAAAGAAAATTACATAAGCTGTTTCATGTTATGTATGGTCTTACAAATAATACTCAAGATCAATTTGAAGAGTTTAAAAGTAAATACTTTGATGGTGAATTTAAGGAAATTCTAGAAATAAAAGAAAAAACTATTAAAAATAAACAAAGAAATATAAAAGAATATAAAAGACTAACAAGAGATGAAGTAATTAGAATTAGAGAATTATTAGACAAAGGGTTTCCAATTACCTATATTTCAAAAGAATATGGTATGAAAGACGCTGCAATTTATAATATAAAAACTAATAAATCTTGGAAAAATGTAGTTTAATTAAAGGAAGTGACCTTGTGGCAGGAAGACCTAAAAAAGTGGCAAATAGTACCTTGCCACAAGTTAAAGAAGAAAAAATATTATACAAATGTGTATGTTGTACCAAAGACAAACAAAAAGATAAAGACTATTATAAATCTAATTCTATTATCCTAAAAGGGAATGATCATAGGATGGTAGTATGTAAAGAATGCGTAATTGAATTATATTCATTCCTAGTTAATAAATATGAAGATACAAAAATTGCATTGTATTTTTTATGTAGATTATTAGATGTATATTTTGATTCAAACTTGTATCCAAGTGTAGCACAACAAGCTACCAATGGAAATACAAATATAGCTGGTATTTATTTTCAAAAAATTAATAGTTTGCCTCAGTATAGTTCAAAAACATTTTTTGATTCTACTCTTATTGATGTTAGTGGAGAAAGAAATATATTTGAAACAGGAGAAAATGTTGAGTGGACTGAAGAAGACAAACGTAATAAAGATGATGTGATTCGGATGGTTGGTTATGATCCATTTGAGAATGAAAATCCTTTGGATCAAAAGGGGTTATATAACTCTTTAGTTGATATGTTAGATGAATCAACTCTTGAGGATTCTTTTAAATTACCCATAGTTATAGAAATAGCAAAAAGTTTTAATCAAATAGATAAAATAAACCAAGCATTAGCACTAATGACTAGCGATATAGGATCTGTACAAAGTCAAGTTGGTGGAATTAAGTCTCTATTTGAAGCAAAAGATAAAATGTATCGTGCTATTCTTGCAATGGCAAAGGATAATGGTATTTCTGTAAATCACTCAAATAAGAAATCTAAAGGCGCCGGAACATTATCTGGAATAATGAAGCAACTTCAAGAAAAAGGTTTTATGGAAGTAGAAGTTAACCTTTATGACATTGAAACATGTGAAGGTATGAAACAGGTTGCAGATATGAGTAATGAAAGCATTAGAAAACAACTTCAATTTGATGAAAATGATTATAGTGCAATGATAAATGAACAGAGAGAACTAATTGAAAAATTAGATTTTAAAAATGCTGAACTTGAAGAAGAGTTGAGATTATTAAAAATAAAAAGTGGTGGCATTATTAATGGATAATAAAATGATGTCTCAAAGAAAGATTGATGGATATTTAAAACTTGCTGAAATCATTCAATGGGGACGTAAGTGGCCTCTGAGGTTCGTCGAATTAATGTTTGGAATTGATCTTTTGGATTATCAGAAATATATTTTTATGGAAAGTTGGACAACTCCTTTCTGTGTTTGGTGTATGGGGAGGAATGGGGGCAAAACTACATTAGGTTCTCCTTTTATAATGACAAAATCAATGCTTATACCAAACTTTAATACATATATATTGGCAGGTGTCGGGTCACAAAGTCAAGAAATGTTTATGAAAATTGAAAATATTGCTAAGAATAATATTGCTTCGTTTACTGGTTTGACAGATGTATTCTTAAACGAAACAGTAAAATCTGCTGCTAATACAGATGGTTTTACTCATAACCCTGCTAGTTTTAAATGTTCTCTTTATAATGGAAGTACTATTCATTCTCTAAATGGGGCTGTGGACTCAAATCGCTCAAAACGCTCAAATTTAAATTTTTACGATGAGTCAGGATTTGCTTCAGATGAATTGTTTACAACTTCTGAACCTTTTACAACTCAAAATGCTGACTTCAAATTAGGTGGAGATATTGATGTTACATTATATCCAAAACAATTTCCAAATCAATTAATATATGCTTCATCAGCATCTAGCATTGATACATATTTTTTTAGAAAATATAGAGATTTTAGCAAAAAAATGTTTTTAGGGGATAAAAGATTTTTTGTAGCAGACATTAGTTCTGATATCGTAATGAATGCTACATATAATGGAAAATTATACCCAGTTGCATTATTAACTCAAGATAAAATTGATTCTGCAATGAGAGAAAATAAAGAAAAAGCCCTCCGCGAGTACAAAAATATCTTCACAACTGAAGGAGGCAATAATCAGATTGTAAAACGTGCCACTATTATAAAAAACTCAGAATTAAGAGTTCCGACTTTATACAACAATACTGGTGGAAAATTTGGTATTATGTATGATCCTGCACGTAGTTACGATAATTCTGTGTGTGTGGTTGGGGAATTTATTTTAGATGACATTGTAGGATATAAGTTAAAAATTAGTAGTGGGGTAAGTTTTGTTGATATTGCTAAAAAGAAAAAGACTCCTATGAGAACACCTGAACAAGTAGAATTGGTTAAACAAATGTTACTTGATTATAATGGAAAATCATCAGCAGATTATGAAAATCTTGAGATATTGGGCATTGATGCGGGTTCTGGAGGAGGAGGAGTAAATATTGCTGACTATTTCATGGAAGAATGGGTGGATAAACAAGGTAACAAACATAGAGGATTGATTGATAAAATTGAATCTATAGATTATGTGTCTAAATTTCCAAATGCAGTTGATAAACTTAAATTAATATCTCCTCAAAAATATAAAAAACAACTTTTTGAAGCATTAATTGAAATGATGAATTTAGATTTAATCTCTTTTCCTGAAACATACGATGGTAAAGGCTATTTGACCATGAATGAAACAGAAGGAGAGGAAATAAAATCAAGTATATACAAATTATCGTTTGAGGAAGAAATGGCATTGGTACAAATTGATCTTCTTAAAGAAGAACTTGTTAATATTTATAGGTTTGAAAGTTCAAATGGAAATTGCAGATATGATTTACCATCAGATAAAATACATAAAATGAATGACGATAGAGCATATGCTTGTGCAATGTTAGCATGGCATTTATCTGAATTAAGAAGAAAACATGTAACTGGTAAAAAACGTCCAACAAACATCTCCCCATCATCATACTTCGCAATAGCAAATAAATCAAGCAGAGCAAGGCGATAGCCAAAATAAATAAAACACAATGAAAGGAGGTCAATCCTTGTCAGACCAAAACAAAACACCAACTTCCTCCCCACTCTCTCCAAACCTATTCGCATTAAAAGAATCATGGGAACCATCAAAATCAAAAAACTTCTCATTATCTCGTATTGCTTCATTTTTCTCTAACAAAAAATCAACAAAAAACAACAAAAACATTACAATAGACAAAATAAAATTATGGTTACATAATCCAAATAAATATCAAACAGAAATTCTAGATTTATCTGATTTATTATATGCTCCTGAAGGAATATATAAAACATTAGTTAATCTAACCTCAAATATGGCAACTTTAGATAATTATCTTCAGCCAACAAAATCAACAATGAGAAAATTAAATTTAGAGTTAAAAGCAAAAACTAAATTTGATGAATTAGGTAATCCAATAGATCAAGATGCGTTTGATAAAATATTAAACAATTTTGAAAATGAATTTGATACAGTTAGAGATTATATAGAAAATATTGATATAAAGAAAACCGGAAGAAGAATTATTGAAAGTATAGTTAGATACGGTGCATATTGTGGATTCGAGAAAAACGATGGAGATTTTCCTTATCTATGGGATTTGCCAATAAAGTATATTAGATTATATTCAATAAAAAGTGGACAATATAAGGTTGAGTTTAACTTCAAATATTTTGATGATTTATCAAGAGATAATGAATTATCTGAATTTGCATGGGGAGTATATCCTGCTGAATTTAAAATTTTGTATGATAGGTATAGAAAAAATCCTGATAAATTAAGATATCCTGAATGGCAACCTTTGCCAAATGAAAAAGTGTGTTGTATTAAATTAGGTGGAGATAATGATACATTTTTCTTGCCTTTATATAGTCAATTGTTTACAGAATTATTTTTGTTAAATGATTTAATTGATGAAGAAATTGAGAGTTCTAGGGATCAAAAATTAAAAATGGTCTTCATTAATTTCCCGACTGACCAAGAAACTGGCATCCCATTGGTAGAACCTGAAGTCGTTTCTTCTTGGGTAGATGTTGTAAGTCAAGGTTTGCCAGAATCGGTTTGCGTGGTCGGTAGTCCTTACAAATTAGAAGAAATTTCTTTTAAAAGTGTGCAAAATGAAAAGGAAAGTTTAGCTGAATTTGCAAAATCAATGGCATATATGCAAGCTGGAGCTAATCCTTTGTTGCTTGGAGGTTCTAGTACAAATTCATCAGTAGGTGTAACTCAAAACTTGGTATATATTCAATCAAATGTATTTAGTATACTTGATAAAATTCAAAGTTGGTTTAATTATCGCATAAGCAATGTAAATTTAAGGAAAAAGTACACATTTAAACTGAATATATGGAAAATCACTTGGTATAATCAAACAGAGGCTATAGAACAAGAATATAAACTAACTTCAATCGGAGGTTCGTTAAGCGTCTTGTCAAGCAAAGTTGGACATACAGATTGCGATTACGATGCAACATTACAGTATGAAAATCTGACCAAATCTAAGGGAAACTGGCGTGTTCCTGTGAATATGAATCAAGCAACAAATTCTGACAATACCGGAGGAGCACCAAAGACTTCTACGCCTTCAGACGCAACGATTATTGGGCAGGATAAGGAAAGTAATATTAGATAGAAAATTTTGTGGCTAGATCGACGGATCGAAAAGAAGTTTCCCTACTTCCTGCCACTTTATAATATATTAGGGATTTCTATATGAAGGGAGATATAATATGAGTAATAAATTGGAAACAAATGATGTTAGAATATATTTGAAGTCATTTGGTTATGAACTGGTCAGTAAAGAATGTACAGGAAGTAAAGGAATACTTATTATTAAAGATAATAAAGGTTATTATTATACAATTGTTTGGAATTCATTTCGTAATGGTATAAGACCAAAATTTGTACATTCATCTAATCCATATTCTATACAAAACATAAAACTATTTTTAAAAAATTATAAGATTAAATATTATTTAATATCTGATGAATATAAGAATGAAGATTCTCATTTAATTTTATGTGACGATGATGGATATTATTATAATTTAACTTGGAGGAACTTATATAAAAATATTGATAGTAATCATGCTTTTGTTAGTGAGAAAAATATTTATTCAACGCAGAATATTAAATTATTCTTAAATAAAAATTATCCAGATTTGAATTTACTTAATGAATTTATTAATCATAAAATAAAATTAATAATGACAGATAGCTATGGATATACATACACAAAAACATGGAGTGACTTAAAAAAATTAAGTAATCTTCATATAGCAGATGATAGTAATCCTTATTCTATCCAAAATATAAAATTATGGTGCAAGTTAAATAGCAAACCATTTGAATTGTTAAGTACAGAATATAAAAATAATCGTATAAAACTTCAATGGCAATGTTTAAAAGAAGGTTGCAAAGAAAAATTCCATCAAACATGGGACAATATTTCAAGTGGTTGTAGTTGTTCTTTTTGTGCTAGTAAACAAGTGGGTTTGTCTAATTGTTTAGCGACTAAATTTCCTGAAATTGCTTCTGAGTGGCATCCGACAAAGAATGGTGATTTAACTCCTTATGATGTTACTTACGGTAGTGAAAAATACATATGGTGGCAATGCAAGAAATGTGATCATGAATGGAAAGTAAAACCAAATAGTAGAACATCTTCGAATACTGGTTGTCCAAAATGTTCTGAATCTAAAGGAGAAAAACAATTAGACGCTATATTAATTAAACATAATGTTCCACATGGTTCACAATATACTTTTAATGATCTAAGAGGGGTTGGTGGAGGACTATTAAAGTATGACGTGCCAATATTTTATGATGAAGAAAAAACAATGTTAAGAATGTTAATTGAGTATGACGGTGAATTTCATTATGAAAAACAGTACGAAGACGATGGTTTTGAGACATTACAAATACATGACAAACTTAAAGATGATTATTGTAAAAAACACAATATAAAACTAATTCGTATCCCCTATTGGGATTTTAAAAACATAGAAGTAATTCTTACAAAAGAATTAAACATCCTAGTAAAAGCATCATAAAAATAACAACAATAAATCTAAACACAAAAAGTAGGTGATAATTATAATGTCATTCATATACTGTTTTGACGAACAAGAAAAACTAAAACTCCAATCACAACAATTAAAACTTTTTCAAGAAACTCACATTGATAATAAAAAATGTTGGGTTTTTGCAATTGATGCCAACAATAAATTTAACTTTAATCAGATTGATAAGTCAAAATGCATCATTAGTAACAAGATGACTTTTTAATATCCAAAATTTTTATTAATATTTGAAAGGAGGTGATAAATATTGTCTAAAACAATGTATCTTAATTATTCTTCATCTCTTGATAAAATAACTGAGATTAATTCTTCTTTTGATACTGGTGTCCTTAGAATAGCTTATCACGGTCTTAATAGGAATAATAGTTTCATTTCAAAAGAAAGTTTTGAAAGAAATATTAAGAGTATGTACAATTGCCCAGTAGTTACAAATTATGATCGAAATACAACAGATGAAAATGGAAACAAAGGTGATTTTGGATCACACGATGCTCACTTAGAAGTAGAAACCAATGAAGATGGAAATATTAAATCTATTGAAATAGTAAATGATACACATCCAATCGGAGTGGTCTATGAGAGTGCAGACTATTGGTGGGAAGAAATTGAGGATGAATCTGGAATACATGAGTATCTTTGTACTAATGTTATCTTGTGGAAAAGACAAGATGCTTATAATAAACTAAAAGAAGATAAGATTTTCAATCATAGTATGGAAATTGAAGTCACGAATGGCACATTTTCAGATATTGGATATTACGAGATTATAGATTTTCAATTTACAGCATTTTGTATATTGTCTAATTCTGTCGAACCTTGTTTTGAAGCAAGTAATATACAATTATTTAATAAAAATGACTTTAAAATTAAATTTACAGAAATGATGAAAGAATTAAAAGATATTTCTCAATTGTTTTCAAAGAATCAATCGTCTAATATTTTAGATGTTGATAATATAAATAACCAAAACAACATCACAGAAGAAGGAGGTAAAGAGTTAGTGGATAACCAAGAAAAAATAGACTTATTGCAAAAATATAATCTTACTGTAGAAACTTTTTCATTCAATATTGATGAATTAAGTTTAGAAGAAATTGAAAGTAAGATTAAAGAACAATTTTCTTTAAGTAACAGTCAACTAATGACAGAAATTGATAAAATACTTCAAACAATGACTGAAATGAAAAAGAATTATTGGGGAGAATTAGTAGAAAGACGTAGTTTTTATTTGATGGATTTAAAAGATGATAACGCTATTGTAGTCACAAATAGTTGGGATACATATTATGGTGTTCCATATAGTTTAAATGGTGATATTGTAACTTTAGATTTTGAAGTAAAGGTGGAATTTATTCCTGATTGGAGGCCAAAACAAGCAGATGATTCTTCTTTATTTACTAAAATAGATGAAGTTATAACTTCTGAATTTGAACAAATTAAAGAAGAAACTGATTCTAAAATTACTGAAGTTACTGAAAAATTCAATGCACTTGAATCAGAAAAAACTGAAATTCAGATAAAACTTGAAGCAATCACTATTGATTATGAAAAAGTTAAACCTGAATTAGAAGAAGTCCAAACCAAATATTCTGCATTAGAATCTAAAGTAACAGAATATGAAACAAGTATCTCTACTCTAACAGAACAATTCAACACCATCAAATCAGAAAATGAAACTCTTACTCAATCTAATCAATCTCTCGCAGAATTTAAATCCAATACAGAAACAGCACAACAAGAAGCATTCGAGCAAAATCAAATTCAACTTAAAGCTGAATTAGTAGAAAATTTCTCTAAAGTGTTGACTCTTGAAGAAGTAAAATCAGTACAAGACAAAGACCTTTCTACTGAGGAAATGGAAAAGGAATTTAAACTTCTTTATGCAGATAAAGATTTGCAAGTAAAATTTAATAAAAAACCTAAGAAAATAGAAACAGAAATTCCATTAAATAGTTTTTCTTGTAAGAAAAAAGATGATTGGACATCTTGCATTAAAAAATAAAATTAATTAATTAAAAGGAGGAAAAATAAACATGGCTAATAAAAATAATGTAGTAACTGGTCGGTATGGTATTGTAAATCTTCGTAAAGTGGCAGGGGTTAAAACAGGGGAACATAATATTCAGTATGCTTTGAATGCAACTGATTTTACTGCTACAGCTTGTCAAAATGGATTTCTTTTAGAAGAAGAACACTATACAAAAACTCTTGGTCTTCCTAGTGGCCCTACAATCAGATGTGGTTTGGTAGCATGTGTAGAAAAAATGTATGATGAGAGTGATATGTCTCTTGGTAATTTCAAATTGAATTTGGGTGAATTTTTACCTCGTATTTATCGTTTTCATATTGGCGATATGTTTGATACCAATAACTTTAAATATGATGATGGTGATTATGCTGATTATGCTGCTATTGTAGCCGCAATTAATGCTGGTACTCCTGTATATGCTTACCCATCTACTAATGGTCAAATTGAACTTGAACCTATCCAAAATGCTGGTGCTGCAATTGAATTGCAAGCAACTAGAGTTGTAACTTTACCTGCTGGAGAGTCTGCGCTTTGTTTCACCTGCACAAAAGCTTAATAATAAATAAAATTAGAAGGAGGAATTAAATTAACATGGAAAGAAAATATTTTGAGTTAGCAAAACAAGCATATAATCGTAAAGATACTGTAGAAAATGGGGTTACATATACTTCCGATGAGAAGAATAGTGCATTAAGAGATGCTTTTAAAGAATTAGTTCCTGATGGTAAAAATCGTTATAAGAGTTTTCGTCAAAATAAGATTGAAATCTTTGAGCTTGTTGAAGAAAATGTAGATGAAATACTTCCTAAAAGAGTTGATGATGCTTATGGTGGTTTTGTTGAATATCAAATTCTTGACCAAGGACAAAAACCTAAATTCAAAACTAAAAAAGGTAAAAGAGGGTTGCTCAATTTCATTACAAAAGTTGGTTTGGGTGGAGTAATTGAACGAACAAGACTTGACGTAGACTATATTAATATGACAATGGAAGCATATGGTGGTGCAGTTTATGTCGAATTTGAGCGTTTCTTGGATGGTGTCGTAGACTGGACTGATTTAATTAATGCTATCATTGATGGAATTATGGAGAAAATTAATGTTCAAATTCAAGCTACTTTAATTGCTTCATTTACTGGATTGACTGCTAATATGAAAGTTCAAGCCAATGCATTTGTCCCTAGTCAAATGGGTCAATTGATTACTAATGTTCAATCTTATGGAGATAATGTTGTAATTTTCTGTACTCCTACTTTTGCAGGGACGATTGAAGAAACTCCTGGTTTTATAACTGATATGGATAAAACTGAGCGTAGAGAATTTGGTAGAATTGGTAAGTTTAGAGGAGCTAGTGTAATTGTATTGCCTAATGCTTTTGCTGATGATACTAATACTAGCAAAGTATTGAGCGATCAATATGCATTCGTAATTGTAACTAACGAGGCAAAAATTATTAAAGTTGCATTTGAAGGCGAGACAATTGTAAAGGAAACTGAAAACTCTGATATGAGCATTGATTTTTTAAGCTATAAAAAATTCGGAATGACCATTGTTTATTCTAATATGTATTGTTCGTATCGTAATACTAGTTTGTAAAACTTAATTAAACAAAATTATTACAATTTAATAAGCAGTTTGTAAAGAGAGTGAATTTTTCACTCTCTTATTTATTATGTTTAAATATAATAATACAAATATAAATAATACAAATACTATCAGTAGAAAGGAACGATATTTTGGAGCAAATTGAATCTAAAATTATTACAAGTGATATGAAGTATTCTGGTATTTATTTAATTATAAATTTAGCAAATAATAAATTTTATGTTGGTAGTGCTAAAAATTTATGGCAACGTAAATTAACTCACTATAGAGATTTAAGGAATAATAAACATAAAAATACTTACTTGCAGAATTCTTATAATAAATATGGTTCTGAAAGATTTATAGTAATTTTACTAGAAAAAGTAGAATCTAAAGAAGATTTAATTAAACGTGAACAGCATTGGATAGATACATTAGATGCTTGTAATAAAGATATTGCTTATAATATATGCCCTACTGCTGAAAGTACATTAGGTCGTAGTCATTCCGAAGAAACTAAAAGTAAAATGAGTAAATCTATGACTGGCATTAAGCGTACAGCCAAAGGCAAGAAAAATATGAGCATATCTAAAAGTAAACCTATAATTCAATGTACAATTGATGGTAGATATATTCAAGAATGGGAAAGTGCTAATTATGCATCTAAAATATTAGATTTAGAACAAGCACCTATTTCTAAATGTTGTAGTTATAAGAATCAATATGCTTACGATTGTTTATGGTTTTTTAAATCAGAGTATGAACAAAAAAACTTTGATATAAATAGATTCATACCTAAAATTGGAAAAAAGATTAATCAATTTACTTTAGATGGTGAATTAATTAAAATATGGAACAATTATAAAGACATAAGAGAAATTCCTATGTTTAGAACAACATACGTTCTTGGTTGTTGTGAAGGAATATATAAAACTCATAAAGGATTTAAATGGGAATTTTCACAAATGGCATAAATTCAAACAAGAAAATAAATATAAAGGAAATGATTAAATAAAATGACAACTCAAACTAAAATACAACCCATAGATGCAGACACAAAAGTAAGAATAATTAACAATTCTAATGGCAAAATTTATTGGACTCAATTAAATGGTAGACCTATCACGTTATTGAAAATTGGTGCTCCAGCAACATTACCATTTATTGAATTAGAAAATATGGCATATACTAGTGATTTGATTCAGACTGGTGATATTTATGTTCAGGATAAGAATGTATTTGATACACTAGGGCTTAATGTAAAATATGAAGATATTAAACTTCACACTCAATTAAAATTAATGTTAGCAAATCTAAGTTCTGAAGAATTAAAAGAGGAAATTGGAAAACTCCCTAATGGTAATAAAGAATTATTAGCTGAATTGGCTGTCGAAGATTATGACAATTTAAAAGGCTCAGTAATTAATACAATTGAAGATGGGACAAAAGTAAAAGTAACATTAATCAAAGAAGATGAGAAAGCAAATAAGTTGAATCAACAAAAGAATGAGAAATAAGGGATGTGATTTAATTGGGAACATCCTATGACTTAGTTTTTCCAAAATTCATGCATGAAATTAATGATTTTGATCTAACATCTCTTACAGAAGTTCAAATGAAAGTAGAAAATAAATTAACTCTATCTAAGGCAGTAACATTATTTAAGAAATGCAAACAAGTTTTAACCAGAGATGATACTACTGAAACATTTACAAACACATTAACTGAAGAAGAAATGTGGATTTTAGCTGATTACATGCGCAAAGTTTGGTTAGATGAGAAAATTAATAACGGTGAATTATTGAAACTTAGATTAACAGATAAGGATTTTAAAACATTTAGTCCTGCTGATCAATTAGGTACTATGAGTAAAATAAAATTAAGTTATGACAAAGAGTTAAAATTAAAAGTTAATGATTATCTTTATGACGGTTATTTGTATTCAAAGTTTTATAAATCTGGGAATTAGTATTATAGAAAATTATAGAAAATATTTAATATAAGTTAAGGAGGAAAATAATGAGTGATTTTGATTATAAAGTAGTTTCGGAATCAGAATTAAATGTACTTGATGGACTTACTGTTACAACTGCTAAAATTAATTTATTGACACAAGGAGTAGCATCAGGTTATAAAATTGCACGAGGAGTTGCTACTATTGGTTCTGCTTCTGATACTATTGTAACAGGTTTGGCAACTGTTGTTGATGCTGTTGTTTCTCTAGTTGGAGATCCATCAATGACACATATGTATAGCACATGTACAGTAGGAAATCAAACTGGTCAACCAACCGCAGGAAGTATTGTAATTAAATCTTGGAAACCAACTGCTGTAAATGATGTTACACCTATAGCTGCCGCAGATGTTTTTGCAAATGTTGCATGGATTGCTATAGGTACTTAATAAATATAGCAAATTAATTCATTGTTAGAGAATTTATTCTCTAACTTTTTGTATTTATGGGGTATTTTAAGGAGCGTAAGCCTTAGTACCTCCTTCAATTATATTATAAAACAGACAAATAATTAATAAAATTTAGAGGAGGAATAAATAATGGCAAATGTAACTGGATATGTAAGCAAAAAACTGACGGCAAATCAAGCAGAACAAAATGTAGCACTTGGGGTAAATATTTTTCAATTAATTAAAAATGAGTCTGCTAATGTGGTCACGATTAATATCGACAATTTGACGACAGAAGAAAACGCTATAGAATTAGTCGCTGGGGCAAGTATTGAAAATTTTGAAACTTATTGTAAAACTTTTTATTATAAAGCTTCTGCGGATGGTTCGGTTTTAAAAGTTATTGGTTTGCGCGAAAAAGAATAGTTTTTTGTTTAGGGAGTAGAATTAATTTCTGCTCCTTCTCTATTATAATTTGTAAGAATTTAAAAGGAGGTTGATATTAAATTGACTTGGTGGACTGAATATCAAGCAAGACGAGGACAAGATAGAAAAACTTTGTTTACAGATAACATGAAGAATTTAGTATCAACTGAATTTGAAAATTCTACAAGTTATGAATTAGTTAAAATTAGTGGAATTGATAGAAAAACTCGTATTGTTGAAGAAAGTTCAATTATTAAGAATCCTAACAGGAAGAGATTATTATGTTTTCCTGATGAAACTATAAGCATTGGTGAAATTGTTGAGTTCGATAATTCGAATTGGATTTGCGTAAACGGTGATACAACTTCAAAAATATCTGATGTGGGTATTATTGAGAGATGTAATGATAATGTATTAAAATTTTACTCTTCCACATCAACCCTCCACCAAATCCCCTGCATAATCTCAAAAGGACTAATAAGTCTAGATGAACAAAAGTATATCTCAACTTTAGATTCAGAAATTGCAATACAAATAAGCAATACTGATATTACTAGACAAATTGGGATGAATTACATTTTCAAAATTGGGCTGAGGAATTATACCATAGTAAATATTGATGATATTATTATTCCTGGTTTGTTAATTTTAAAAATGGTGTATAGCGAAGTTGAACAAGTATTTCCATCATATTCTCTTACTATTTTAAATGGAGATTCGATTCAAGCAGATATTAATACTCCTGTACAATTAAATGTTCAAGTGAAAGATAGAGAAACATTAATTACATCTCCTTCGTTTTCTTTTGCTTCAAGCAATAATCTAATCGCTAATGTATCAAGCACAGGATTAGTAAGTTTCTTGTCTGTAGGGAATGTAAATATTAGTTGTAAAATGGATAATGATAATTTGATTCAGGATAGTATTGGAATTGAGATTGTTGATTTGCCACAAGATAATTATACTTATAGTTTGGTTGGAAATATTTTACCTGATACGGAAATAAAATCAGGATCAACTAAGATTTATACAGCACATAAATTTAATAATGGTGTTGAAATTGTAGGAGCAGAATTTATATTTTCAATTATTGCAGGTAGTACGCCTAGTAGTGCTTATACTTTTGTAAGTGCTTTGAGTATGAATAGTTGTTCGATTAAATGTAATAGTTATACTTATTATGTTACTTTGAGGGGTACTGATGTAGGAAATGGTGAGATTGTTGAGAAGGTTATTAAGTTGAGGTCAGTGATGTAATTTAATGTTTATTAAATAATTTTTAGTTTAGAGGTGGTGTATATTTATTAAATGAGTAGATTTAGTGAACTAGGTACAAACAAGACAACTATATTAATGAAACTTATTGAAAACGAAAATATTGTAAAATGTCTTGTTAACAATGAAGATAATTTTCTAGACATTCCTTTGCCTGTTGATTTTGATGTAACTTCTTTGATTTACGATAGGATATATCCATATAGATACATACCTACTATCCAAACAGAAGCAAAAACATTTATATCAATGGCATTTGGTTATAAGCCTGATGGAATTACTTTTAAAAATGGATCAATCTATTTTTATATCATTACACATAATTCGTTGGTGAGAACAGACTATGGAATGCTTCGCTATGATATGCTTTTAAACTATATCGATGAAATTTTTAATTCTTCAAGGGATATAGGTATAGGAAAATTACCTTTTTATGGTATGGACGACATCCCAATTAATGAAAATTATAGTGGTGTATATCTTGCTTATAAAACTACAGAATTTAATTAGGTGTCCATATGTTTGAAAACTTAAGCGAATTAGATTTAAACATAGAGTTGTTTTTAGATGATTATATTGAAATACCGAATGTAGGTAAATTATTTTGCTTAACTAATAGTGAAGTTAAAAAAATAAGATTTAGTAAATATAATCAGTATTTGAGTATTCTTTGTTTAGAAAAAGAACATATAACACAGATGTTATTAGAATCCTCAAATGATCAAGACATATCTACATTTCAATATTTAATTTCAGCAAGTTACCACGACGAACTGTTCAGACAATTAATATTAGAAGCATTATCTGTTTTTTTTAAAAAGGAAATAATATTTTCAAAAGAATTATTATGTTTTTTTGTTGGCGATATTATTAATGAAAAATTTATTCACCAAGAAAATTATGAATATATAAAATTCATTTTAAAAAAGCAAAACGGAATACAAATGGAGGAACCAGAGAAGTTTGCTAATTCTATTGCAGAGCAAATGGCAAAAAAATTAAAAGAGATGAGAGAAAAATATAATAAAACTAAAAATGATGAGCAAATATATGATTATTCTGATATTCTCTCATCTGTATGTGCAAAACATCATAACATTAACCCATTAAATATTGGTCAATTAACTGTTTATCAAACACTAGATCAATTTAAAAGATTAAATAAAATTGATAAGTTTGATATAGATATACAAAGTTTATTGCATGGAGCAAAACAAGAGGATATTAAACTAGAAAACTGGTTTAGTAAAATAAGACTAATATAATTAAAACGAGGAGGTAATAAAATGTCAAACACTTTTGCTTTTAAAGAAGTTTTAAATTACACAGTACAAACTTACAGTGCCACTGGCGTTGGTGGTGCAGTTCAATTTTTTGTTGATTATGCAAAAGATTCATCTGTTGCTACTACAGGAGAAAGATTAGATATACGTGGTGGGCAGGGAAATTATAAACTTTTAAGCATGGATCATAGCAAAGATGCAACATTTAAGGCAACACTTCCATTGCTTGATACATCTGCTTTAACTAGTATGACAGGTAAAGCATTAGTCACTGGTGCTACGCAAGTTCCTAAAAGAGAAGTAATTACTATTACTGTTGCTGGAACTATGACACTAGCTCAAACACCTGTAAATGGGAGTTTAAAAATCTATAAATTATTAAATAACAGAGATATTTCTACAGAACAAATTGTTGGTACTCCCGCAACAGTCGAAAATCAATATACTATTTCTACAGCAACAGTTACTCTAAATGTTACAACTGGTGCAATTGGAACTAAATTCCTTTGTGTTTATGATTATACTTCTACTGCTTTAGCTAAGAAGATGACCATTACAGCAAATAATTTCCCAGGATATGTTCGTATTACAGGAGATGCTTTGGCAGTAGATGAATCAGATGGTCTTACATATCCAGTTAAATTTGATATCAAGAAAGCTAAAGTAAAGCCGGGATTTGAGTGGACATTTGCAAGCGATAAAGCAACAGAAATTCCATTTGAATATGATTTATTCCCTGTAACAAGTGGAAATGATAAAGTGTTCTTTGAGACTACTGTGCTTGGAGAAAGTGTTTAATTAGCATAAATATAAAATAATTAAAAATCGAGGTAATATAAATGGAAAAATTGAAAGGCATAAAAATTCAATATCTCCACCCTGCTTCTCCTCCACTGGAAATTAGAATGGATATTATTTATACGATTGGTTTAGACAATAAGAAATTGTATATTGATGGTGGAGATAAAAGGATAGATATTGAGTATGATGTATTAATTCAATTATTTAAACCTATTGATGGTAATTGGGAGGAATTGTTGAAAGAAGAAGTTAAAGATGATATTAAAATAATTAAGAAATAATAAGTTAATAAGGAGAGAAGCAGAAGAAATTAAAAAACTTCTCTTTTCTCCTTATTTTTTTACTCTCCCACTCCAAATAAACACTGATTTTAACCCACAATTATAAAATATTCTAAATCTTAAAGTCCACTCCCACAAGGGTTTTAAGTTTTAGGAAATTATATAATAAATCCATCCATAACAATTCAAATCACAAAAAATACAAAGAAAGAAAGGAATGATAAAACAATGATAGGGCAATTATTACACAGTGGTTTTATAAGTAGTCTTCCAGTAAATAAAATAGGTGATGCTAACTATGATCCATGGTACACAACAATATCTGAAAATGAACTAATCAATTTCACTGACTCTAATGGAAACAAAGTATATCTTAACTCATTATTTATAGAAGCAGAAAATACAAATCTATATATTAATATTGGAGGATATATCCTTTATATCCCTGCAAATGAATCTAGAGAATATAATTTTCAAGGAATTAAATCTATTCAAGTAATGAATAATTTAGGGACAAAATTGCGATGGTCTGGACAATTCTATTAAAATTCTAAATATAAAGTGAGGTGAATATTAATGCCTATACGTGGTGCAAAAAGTAGCAATAGTGTATCAAATAGTTCAACAACTTTTATATCATGCGGTACAACAATTAAACCAACAATTACATATAATATTGGAGAAGGAACAGCAACTATCGGCACAGGGACATATCGTTTATTTCATACAGAAAACTACACTGGTTTAATTACAGAACATACTATAGCAGAGACTACATTATCTATACCAGAGCATACAATAATATATATATGTGTAAGTTATAATAATGGAAACCCAATAATTAACGCTCTTACTGATTTTAGTGAACTTAATGGTTCTAACATATGTCCTGTTTACACCGTCACTAGAGATGGTGATAACTTATCTTACATAGATTGGGACTCCCCAGGAAATGGACTTGCAAACAAGATTCACACTCGCCTTACTCAAGCAGATCGTTTTGCAAGAGTGTCTGGATTAAATTTAGGAGAAGAAGCAACTCGTTCAATTATTGTTTCTTCTGGCATTATATGGCAAGGCGTTTATAGAAATTCTATGCAATCAGTTGATTCTTCTACTGATATTTGTAAATTATTTTATACAGATGCTACAGGTACTTGGCTTAATACCGCTATTACTCAATATAATAATACACAATTTGATTCAGGGACAGGATTATCAACTTTAACAGATGGTAATTATGCTGTAAACTGGATATTTCGCATGATAGGAAATAGTAAGGAAATTGTAGTTTTTCTTAGTAATGGAGATTACGATTTAAATACAGCAAATGCTTCTCAATTACCTAATAATATTCCTGCTGGAATTTCTTCTACAGGAATGCTTCTTGGCCGTATTATTGTTCAAAAAGGTGCTGATATTGCAACTCAAATAGATAATGCGTTTACATCAAAATTTGCACCATCTATTATAACAAGTCATAATGGATTAACTGAATTATTTGGTGGTAATGCAAGTTTAGGAAATTATTATCACTCAGATCAACCAATTAATACTGATGATGACGTTGAGTTTAATTCAATAAAAAATACAACTTTAATACGAGATTCTGTAAATGCTACTAAACAAGCACAGTTTGATACCTCTAATATTACTTCTAATAATATAAGAGTTTATGATTTCCCAGATGTTAGCGGTACGATAGCAGTTGGACTTAATAACGTAACTAACCATGAGCAAATTAGACGTAATGAATTTGGCGTTGCTGACGGTGTTGCCACTTTAGATAATAGTGGAAAATTGAATACATCTCAAATTCCAGATGCTATATTAGGAGGATTAAATTTTCAATCACTTTGGAATGCCAATACGAATACTCCTGCTATTCCTACAGCATCAACTTTAAATAAAGGTTGGTACTATAAGGTTAATACGGCAGGTAACACATTAATTGATGGTATTTCAGATTGGACAATTGGAGATTGGATTGTATCTAATGGTACTATTTGGGACAAAGTAGATGCTTATGAAGCAGTTACTTCTGTTTCTGGTAAAACTGGTGATGTTACTTTAGCAAAAGGTGATGTAGGATTAGGAAATGTTACTAACGATGCACAATTAAAGAAAATAGCTAATAATGTTAGTGGAAATATTGTAACTTGGTCTGGTACAACAGGAGATACTGTTGCTGATAGTGGAAAATCATTGCCTAGTGGAGATATTGTTGGAACAACTGATACACAGACATTAAGTAATAAGACTTTAACTTTACCAATAGTTGGTGGAATTACAAAAGCACAAAGATTGGCGTTAGTGGCAGTTGAGGGAATGGAAGTATATCAGACCGATGCATCTAAAGGTAAATATGTATACAACGGCACAAGATGGGATAAAATTAGTAACCTTGCATATCTAAAAGCTTCAAATGTTGTAGCAGTTAATCCAGCTGCCAATACATTGCTTAACTTTAGTTCAGGCGTTGTATCAAATGGGATCAAAACCAATATGGGTGGTGGAAGATACGAATTATATCCTGGTGTTTTTGAATTAATGGGTGTACAACTCTTAAACGAAAATGACATGGGAATAAGCTATCAATTTTATAATTACACAACATCCAGTTATATCGGAGAAAAAGGCAATGCAGCCGATGTGTCTGGGTCTGCTGGGACAGGAAGTCCAGCATTTGCCATATTGGAATGTACGGCTGATACACAAATTGGATTACGCTGTTCTAACGATAGCGCAACAGTTACAGCAACAGAAGGTAATTTTTTAAAGATTGTTCAAATTAGTTAATAAATAATAATTTAATATGGTTCTATAATCAGGTTCGAAAATGATTCTAGGTAAAACGAAGAGTCGTGCTGTCACACGGCTCTTTATCCATTTATAAAACTTTTTGACAGAAAGGTGGAAATAATAAAATGAATAATAATAAACAAATATTCTTAGAAAATTTACCAAGACATAGAGGTAAAAATATTGATTGGGAAAAAAGTGTTGGAAATACTGTTAATTTTATTTATGATGATATTGAAGGTGAAATAGAAATTGTTAGTTATGATACTAAAAGCGGATATTTAAAAATTCAATACTTAAATCATGATATATTTAGAATCCAGTATGGCAATTTTACTAATTGTAAATTAGGTAAATTATTAGGAAAAAAGACAAGCGAATTTAAAGTTAAAATTGGAACAAGGTTTGTTGACAACAAGAGAGATTTGGTTATTATGGATAGAGAATATAGAAAAGATAGTAATGGTTTTAATAGAAAGTATTATAAATATAAATGTAATGTTTGTGGGTTTTGTGATGATGGAAGTTGGATGCTAGAGAGTGATTTATTAAATAAGGGTGGTTGTGCTTGTTGCCGTGGTGCAATAATAGTATTGGGAATAAATT